CGGGGGTCCCCGACGACCGCGTTGAAGACGAACACCTCCTTCGCCCCGATGCGCTTCCCGTACTTCTGGTCCTCCTTCGCGGCGCTCCGAGCCATCTCAGCGGCGGCGACGCACACCGGGCAGTACGCCTTGGGTCCCACGTCGAAGATGCGCGGGCACCACTCGCGGGTGGTCTTGCCTGCTTCCGACTCCCACCAGTGCTCGAGCCCCCAGACGAACGCCGGCGCGTTGATGTCGTACGCCGGGTTGGCGATCCGGGTGTTGGTCTTCGGGTCGAGGACGAGGCTGTTGGCGTAGTCCCACCGAGGCATCAGGCGGATGTCGATGTCGTGGCCCGGCTCGACGATCGACTTCGCCCCGGACAGGGGCCACGACGGGGTGAAGTTCCCGCTGGCCATCCGGTCACGGACTCCCTGGGCTCGCTCGCGCATGTACTGGGCTAGGGCTGGACTGAGCTGAGGTGCCATGTTCGGTCTCCTTTGTGTTGGGCTCGCGCCTCGCGGCTGTCGCCCGTTCGTGTGAGACTGCTTAACCAGTATATCCCATTTCTCAGACGTTCAGAACACACCCCCCGGTACCTCGGAGCGGTGATGGCCGCTGCAGCGGAATCCCCAGCTCGGCGAACACCTCGCGGCGCCAGCGCGGTCGGCACCCCCCGAGGTGGCGCGATCTCCGCCCGCTCAACCGCTCGTTGAGAGCGGTCGGCCCGGGGTACACCCCCTTGTGCCAGAGCACCACCACCGCCCGCTTGAACCGCTGCTCCGCGTTCAGCCTCATCAGCGCCCCCCGGGCCGGAACTGGGCGAGCTCCTCCGGCGTGCGCACCACCATCTTCGACTGCATCTCCTGGCGCGCGTCCCGGGCACGCTCGATCACGTAATCCTTCCGGTCCTTCATGGTCTCCCGGCCGACGTCCAGAACTCGCACCCGGTCTGCCGCGGCCCGGAGGTCAGCCTCGAGGGCTTGCTTCCTCTTCACGACCTCGAGCCGGCGGGGGGCGACCTCCACCATCGCCTGGATTACCGGGATCGTCGGAGCCTTGCCGCCGGCGGACATCGCCGCGTCGGTGATCTGCAGGTAGACCAACGCCTCGATCTCCTTGATGTCCGTCTCGACCACGGCGAGCTGCCCCTTGATCTCGTCGTGCTCGGTGCGGGCCAGCGCGTGCAGCATCGCCCACTCGGCGAAGCGGCTCGGGCCGGTCTCCAGCGCCCGGTCGATCCCGGCCAGGTCTGGAGCGATGAAAGCCTGCGCCGCGAGGTCCTCGTCGAACCGGCGCTCGCCGACCTGCACCGTCACCCGCATCAGATTGGTGGAGGAGGCCGGACTCGAACCGGCACCGGAAGCCCCCGCGGGCTCTCCCCCAGGAAGCTTCGCGTCGGAACCGCCTGTCTTGATCGCCATGACCTTCATATCCCCCTAGCGCTCGGGTACTGGTTCTAGTCCAAAAATCTTCGCCACCGAGTTGTACGGGCGCAGGTGCGCCTGGTCGGGACCCACCTTCAGCTCTATGCGGTACGGCACGTCAGCCTCCAGACGCCAGTCCAGGGGGACGGCCTGGCAGCGCCGCCAGAACACCTTCGCGGCGGCCTCGAGCCAGTGGCCGGGGGCGCAGTCGAACCACCCCGAGTCGTGGACCGTGTTCGTCATCCACGCCTGGAACGGCTTCCCGCCGGGACCAGGTCCCCCGTCGAGCTGCCAATCGGCCGCCTCCGGGAACGGTATCCCGCCGCGCTCCCACATCGGGGGGACTCGGAGCTCGACGTACTCCCCCAGGTGACACAGCGCGAGCATCCACGCCGCGTCCGACGCGTTGCAGCTCTGCGTCGGCGTGTTGGCGGCCACGTGGAAGGCGTGGTTCAGCGCCTTCTGCAGCGCGTAGTCCTGTATGTACTCCTCGTTCCACCGGCCGTTGCGGAAGCGCGCCACAGCGGCGCGGGGCACCTGGATCGCCCGGCGGCGCCCATACGGGTCGTCGCACCAGCTCAGCCCCTCGGAGTCCATCCGCTCGCCGAGGAGGATCTTGTCAATCGCGTAGAGCTCGACGAGCCCGGTGTACCCGGCGTTGAACCTGTCGTCCATCTGGCGAATCTCGTCGTCGGGGATCCACACGCGCGCGTCGTCCCACATCTGGTGCTGGACCAGCCTCCACTTGGCGCCGAACTGCTTGGCGAAGAAGATCGGCTTGGCGACGGCGTCGCGCTCGCGGCTGCCCTTCTTGTACGTCCCCTCGGGGACGCCGTAGAGCAGGCTCGCGGTCTTAGAGTGGATGTCCTTCCCCTGCCGGAGGTACTCCCACGCCACCGGGTCGCGCACGCCCCAGTGGTCGGTCAGCATGGCGGCTCGAACGCTGGCTTCTGCCCCGACGATGTCCCAGCGCCCGACGGAGCCGTGCACCCTCGGATCCCACGAGTCGCGGTCGGGGGCAGGGCTCACGCGGGGGACGATGCACGCCTTGACGCCGTCGGCGACGACCTGGTCGGAGTGCTCGGGGATCTGGTGGACGGGCGGGTCCTCCGCGGACAGGCGGGCGGTCCGCAGCGCCCAGTTGTACTTCGGATGGCAACGGCCGTCCGGACGCACCGACCGCTCGAACGCGTCCAGGTACGTCCCGACCCCCTTCGCGAGCGACCGGATCTTCAGGATCGCCGAGACTACCGGGTGGTCGCCCGGGCGCGGCACCTTCACCGACGCGTGCATCGCCAGGGACTCGGCGTCCGTCGACAGCCGGCCCGTCTTCGGCGACTTCTTCGACTTGCCGTCCGGGCCGGCGGGGTCCAGCCCCAGGCCCTCGAATAGGAACTTGGCGATGTACGGCGGGTGCACCCCGTGGTCCGCCGAGTACTTGAACGGCGTCCCGACGCGAGCGGCCTCGCCCTCGACCATCCGCTCCATGTCCCTGATCTCCCCCTCCCACGCCTCGCGGGTCGCGCGCAGGTGGGCGAGGTCGATCGGGAGCCCGTTGCGCTGGATCGCGGAGACGGCCACGTTCGCCGGCACCAGGACGTCGCGCATGTAGTCGGCGACTTTCACTGGTGCTCGACCCTGTCCCGGTGGCGATCCCTAAAGACAAAGTCGCTCTCAGGCACGAAGTGAAACAGCTCGTCGGCGATATAGTCGTGGACCCGGCGCGCGTACTTCCGAACCCCGTGAGTGTCGTCCCAGGTGCCAGCAAAATAATAGATGGAGACCACGCGCAGGGCGTCGGCGAAGTGGTGGACGAAGTGGCACGTCGAGAACTCCAGCTCCTTCTCCAAGTCCTCCGGCTCCGGCAGCTTGGCGGGAGCCATGTAGCTCTGGCTCGGGTCGGCGTCGTTCTGCGACACCTTCCGGATCCACCGAGAGACCTCCTTCACCCGAGGGCACAGAGACGTGTCGGGACCGCGGAGCCCTGATAGGAGGATGCTCTGGCACTTCCACGGAGCCAGAGCGACCCATTCCTTGAGTACGCTGCTCATTTCTCCCGATACCTCGCCGCCCGGCGCGGGAAAATCTTCTGCAGGTGCGCCACGTTCGCCTCGAAGCGGTCGTATACGCCGACCCCTTGCCGCGGAGGGCGGTCGTCGTTGATGTTCCCCTGCTCGACGGCGTCAATCAGGACGGCGACGCACGCGAGAGCGCTCGCCAGGTGCGGGACCAGCGTCTTCGGGTCCGCGTCCTCGCCGTTGAACCACTTGTCGAGGTGGCGCGAGCCGGCGGCGTAGTAGACGCTCGCCAGCACCCCCATCTCCCGGTAGTTAAACCCGCCGTACTTCAGATCGCCCTCGACCATGGCGAGAGCCCCGTAGGCGCGGGCGGACGCCGGGAACAGGCTCAGGTCGATGCGCGTGCTGGCGGCGGCGTCCTTCGGGTTCGTGTGCTTGACGCTGACCTCGTCGGGGGACGCGATCTCCCGCTCCACCCCAGCCCACTCCAGCCCGGAGAACAACGCTTTCCTGCGCTTCTTCTTAGACGTACTCATCGACTCCTGCCCCCCCTTCCCACAGGTCGCACCGCGGGGCGCCTTCCTGGACTCGAGGTATCCTGGACCACTCGATGTGCCTCTCCTCCTCAGCCCAGGCGTCGAGCATGTCGCACAGCGCGTACGTGTTGCAAGCGTCGCGCACCGACCCCTCGGCGACCTCGGCGAGCGGGAGATCCCTCATGAGCCCCTTGTCCGCGCCCACCCAGTGCTCCGCGCGGCGGAGCAGCACGGCGGTCGCGTGCTGGAGGGTCAGCCGCTCGTGAGTCCCGTCTCCGAGAGCCGTCATCGCGAGCATCCCGTCCCGGGTCCGGTTGCGCACCCGCGGCACCCAGCCGGGATACACCAGCCCGTTCTCGTCGAAGCCGCCGTTGAACGCCCCCTTCTCGGCGTCGGACCCGAACGCGTCGCGGAGCGCGTCAACGCCGTCCCCGTCCAGAGAATTTACGCTATCCTGTTGCCGCTCCTCCTGCGTGCCGAACTCCAGCCACGCGCCGTCCACCGACGACCACGCGACCGCGCACCCGCGGACGCGGAAGTCCGGGTGGTGCGGGTCGACCGCCACGTTCTTGCGGCTCGGGAACGCCGCGGCGTCGTACGTCTCGATGTCGAACACCCACGGCGCCCTGGAGCGCGCCAGCGCCGCCAGGAACGGGGTGGCCGCCCCCAGGCTCCCGTATACCCTCACGGAGACGTCAACGCGCTCCTGGGGCGGCCCAGGAGCGCACGGGAACACTGGCAGCGTCACTCCGGGACGCCCTGAGCCAGCGCGGAGAGGAGCGCGGTCGAGATCACCACCGCCCGCTTCTCCGCGACGGACCGGCAGCTGGCGTACAGACGACCGCTCGGATGGGTCCACGGACCCTTGACCACGAGCTCCGCGCCCGGCTGGAGCCAGAGCGCCCGGCCACCCCCCAGGTACGTGACCTTCTCCCCCGGCGCGAAGGGGAACGGGACCGCCTCCGCCACCGGCGGGCGCGGCCGGAGCGACTTCTTCTTCGCAGAGGCCCGAGCGCGTCTGACGCGCTGCGCAGGCGGGATCGTCAACAGTTGAGCCAGCTCCGGAGGAGGCGCAGCGTCCCCCTTGTCAGGGCTGAACACCTCGTCGTCCGGATCCATCGGTCCCTTCGTCAGCGTTTCCATGGCGCCCCCCTCGGCGTGTCGGTTGTTTTCCACATCTACTCGTACATATCCGTCCCGGTAGAGCCTCCGGCGTACTTTCCTGCCAACGGCGGAGGACCCGCCCGTCCCGAAGAGCGCCCGAGCCGCGGCGACCTGGTTAGCGGACATCCCCGCGTCCTCGGCGAGCAGGGCGGCGGCGGCTGGAGCGGACACCACGTCACCTATCTCCTCCCGGATGATGAGCCCGGCGAGGGCGTCCTGGCGGTGCTCACAGGACTTCCAGTCGGCGGAGCGGCCGTCGAGTGTGACCAGGACCGCGGAGGCGCGACCGCGCGACTTGCTCTTCTGCAGCATCTTGATGAAATGGTAGTACATCGCCCGGGTGCCGCAGCGGCGAAGGTCGTGCTCCGAAAGCGCGCCGCTGTACTTGTTCCAGACCTTGACGAGTGTGAGCTTCGCCTCCTGCAGGAGGTCGTCGCGCCCGTGTATCGCGTGCCCGGGGCGCGCCTTGTCGGCGATGACGTTGTTGATCCACGGGGCCATTGACTCGACGTACTCCTCAATCGTAACTGTCGCCAAAGCGGTCGTCATCGTCGTCCCTCCTGGCCGGGCACCTGTCGGCGCCAGGCGTCTCGAGAATAGGCGAGGGGCCGAACCACACGACCCGGCACCGCCTGTGTATCCGCCCCCCGGGCCACGACGCCGTCCGAGGGCGCCCGCACACGAGGCAGGGGAGCCTCTTCGGAAAACCTCCGACCCGCCGCTTGAGCGACTTCTTCACCGCCGGCGCGCCTTGCCCGCGGCGCGACTCGCCCTGCGCCGGGCACGAATGTCCTTGGCGGTGTGCTGCGGGCCGGTCCGCCTCTTCTGCCCCGGCGGCCTCACCTTCGCGCGGCGCCGGCCTGGGTAGTGCACCCGCCCCCGCGTGCCGGTCGGCGGCCCGAAGTTTGTAGGGAACCTCACGACATCGCGGCGGCTCACTGGTCACCCTCCCTCGGGGCGTTGTTCCCCACCCTGAACCCGTTCGCGAGCAGGTGCTTGACGTAATCGACGCTGTTCACCTGTGAGACGCCGGGGCGACACGCGCGGAGCCTGACCACCCCGCCGAGCCCCGAGCGCGAGTCGAACTCGGGAATCGGGACGTGCGGCGGGGGGGATAAGAACGACGCGACCCACTTCGTCCCCCACCTTGTTCCGACGACAGTCGACTTGAAGATGGTATACCCGGGCGAGCCGTCAACGAGAGACTCCCCGGTCAGCTCGACGTAGATATCCCTGACGAGCGCGTCCGTTTCCGGAAGCGTACAAATCTCGATGAAGACGTGAACGGTAGCTAGGTAGGACGTGAGCCCATCCCACTCGCCGATGGCGGCGGCGACTCGCTCGCGCCGCAACTGCGACCGCTCCCGCTGCGCGTGCGTGCCCAATCGTGGTTCGTCGGGGTATAGAATCGGCGCCCGGCACCTGACTGGTCCGACGAGCTGTCCTCTGCGGTCGCGGACTGCGATGTCGACACACCCACCAGAGACAGCGCTGAAGCTCTCCAACGAGCCCGCGTACGCCACCCCCGGCGACGCGTGGAGGATCACCTCCGTCCCGACAGCGGGGATTGCCGCCCCCATCCACAACCCGGTCACGTCCATAACGTCCATAATGCTCTCCTCTCTCCAGTAGTGCTATCGCTGAACTTCGACGACTTCCCAGTACGCCGACCGGGCGGTTAGGCACTGCTCCAGGTAGCTCGCGCCGTCCAGACCGCGCCGACTCTCCTGCCCCCGCCGGTCGAGGATCCGCGCCCCATGCGCGGCACACGCCCGACCCTTGTGCGGGAACCGGCCGACGGCCGGCTCCTTGCAACCCTTGTACGAGCACGGCTGCCCCGCCTCGCTCCGGCTCCACCCCTCCAGGAACCCGTAGTGGCAGATGGCACAAGCCCCGTGCCCCAGCCCGTTGACCGAGCACTGCGGCGTGCCGCACCACAGGCACGTCATGGTCGTGCAGCCCTCGGGTCCGCACCCTCCCGCGGCGCCGCACAGCTTGCAGTAGGAGTGGGCGTACGCGCGGCGGTCCTTCCTGACCCAGCGGATCATGCCGCCCCCCCGGCCTTCGCCCGCGCCGCCGCGCGAGCATTCGCCGCCTCGATGCCCTCGAACGTCCGGATGCAGTACACCCAGCCATCCGGGGAACACACGTCGGCGCGGCGGAGCGACCACGGGTGGACCTCGCGACCGCACCGGGGACAGATCACGACATCTTTCTCCGTTCCGATCCGCTCGACGGAGCGGATGAACGCGACCGCCCCCCGGAGTAGAATCTCGCGCTTCGCCGAATCGGCCAGGATCTTCTTCACGTCGACGCGGGTCAGCATGACTTCCCCCGGCACTTGCGGCAGCGAGCCCGGTCCATGGATGGGAGCACGCTGACCTTGTGGCCGCACTCCAGCACGACGCGGGACGACTTGCCGCTCGCGCTCAACACAGCCGTCCCCGGCTGGACTGAGCGGTAGGGCCCCAGGCGCTCGTCCTTCGAGACGTCCGCCTGGGTCTTCGGGGCTCGCGCAGACGTCACGACAGCGGCGGGTCCGGTCTCTCCCCGGCACGGCGGGCACGTCCACACTCCCACGTGCTTCCTCGCGCCGTCGACGGACGCGAACAGGTTGACCTTCTCCTGCGACTCGACCCACGTGCGGCACTGGTGGCAGTAGAGGCTCGGCGCCTCGCGCTTGACCGCGACCTCGTGCTTCACCGCCCCAGCTCCTTGAGGATCTTCTCGACGTCGTGCCGCTCGAGGACGACGTTGCCGGTCACGCCGTGCGGACTGAAGTGGACGTGCCCGCAGCCGAGGCGCACGCAGAGGTCCCTGGTGGACGCGCAGATCCGGTCCACCCGCTCACGCTCCGCCACCCACTTCGCCTGCTTCTCCACCTCTCGCGCCGACACCCTCTCCGGGTCGTGCACGCCGCAGAACCACCTCGTGACCGTTCTCCTCGCGGGGGGACCATCGACGAACTCGAAGGTCTCCTCGTTGTAGCGCTGCGCCGATGGTCCGAGAGTCACGACGGACCGCTCGACGACGGCGCCGTTCGAGCACTTGGTACGCCAGCTGGACCCCCGGAACACCGTCTTAGAACAAGTTGGGCGCTCCACCTTTTCGACCATGTCGCTCCTCCTCCTCCTCCGCCGGGGCTTGGGACCCGGCCTGCGGTTTACGGCGCCCCGGGGGCGCCGCCCTCACCGAACCTATCCGACCAGCGCGAGGGCCGAGGTCAGCGCCCGACCCTTGATCTCCGCGTACTGCCCGAAGAGCACCGACTGCTGGCGGGTCGCCGACACCTCGCCGTTCGCCTTCACGGGGTACACGTGGTCGGCCCACTCCGTGACCGCGTTGTAGGCGCCCCAGGCGGTCCCGGCCGCGAAGGAGTGCCCGGCACCCTGCTCGTAGAGCGCGAGCAGCTTCGCCTGGTGCTCGTTCCAGCGCGCCAGCTTCGCCTCGTAGAGCTCGGCGTGGACGCTGGCGTTCGGCTCCTCGTCCTTGGGTCCCAACACGATGGACTCGTCCGGGACCGGGAACACGCCGGCGAAGTAGTCCTTGGCCTCGACGACTCCCAGCCCCCTGCCCGCCAGAGCCAGGTACGCCTCCGCCGTCTGCGCCACCTGCTTGCGCACGAGCCCGAGCGCCTTCTGCGCCGCCTCGACGTGAATCTTCGCGTCACCCGTGTGGCGCACGTACACGTCCGCGCTCTCGCTCCACTTCTGCCCGCCGCCGAGTCCCGCCGCGGTGAGCGTGTTGTTGCAGACCACCCGGATGGGGGTCAGCTTCGCCGCGAGCCCGTGCTTGCCGTCGTGTCCCCAGGCGAGCAGGACGTAGGGTTTCACCAGGTCGCCCCGGACCACCTCGAAGTCCTGGGGGATGTGCGCGAGCGCCCAGCACCGCCGACCCTCGAAGAGCGCGCCGGCCACCTCCACGTGGGCGCCGCCCTCCGTCACCAGAGCGTCGAGCACGTCCGCTGCCTGGACGTTCTGGATCGGCACGTAGCGGTCGCTGGTGATGCCGAACACCTTCCGGTTGTCCTGCCGCACGATGGCGCGGTAGCCCTCGATGTCAGCGAAGGGCGACGAGCTCGACAGCGAGACGGGCTCCAGCCCCACCGACCACTCCAGCCCCGCCGCCTTGATGATGTCCTGCGCCGTCTGCAATCCTTCGACCCGCGTGCCCAGCCCGTGCCACGGAGTCTCGCCGCTGTACGCGATCTCTGCCTTGCCCTGCGCGTTGATGCTGATCTCGTGCGCCATGGTTTCCGCTCCTTCTGTTGGGGTTCACTTCACTGTTGAACAGTTTTAATACTACGCCCACCCCAAGTACGTGTCAAGCACGATTTTTCTCTACAAATTCGCTAAGTTGCAAGGAGCCCCGTTCCCCTTCGTCAACCCAGAGCGCGGCTCCGGAGCCCGCGTCCTTGCCGCCGACCCACCTGCCGAGGATCGCCACGACCCGCTCTGCACGGAGATCGTCAACGAACAGCTCCGCTCTCGCCTGAGCCGCTGGCTCCGCGTCGAGAGCAACAATCGCGCGCGACAACCTAGCAGTGCGGAGCATGGCGATCTTCGCCGGAGTGAGCGCGACTCCGAGGGATGCGACAGCCGGGATACCCGTCCCACGCCGCTCCCACGCCATCACGTCGCCCGCGCCCTCGACGAGCAGGGCGTCCCGCCCCTCCCTCAGTCCGTCCGCGTTGAAGAGGAGCGCCGCGGCGGGTCGCCCGCACTCCGCCTCCGGGTCCGACTCGGGCCCGTGGCTGGACGTGAGGTACTTCGGCTCGACGCCCCTCCTGATCGTGCGAGCTTGGAAGCCGACGACCGCTCCCCCCATGACGACGGGGATCACGATGCGGAACGCGTAGCGCCCGTGGGGGCACCACAAGAGTCCCCAGCGCACGAGGTCCCTGAAGTGAAGTCCCCACTGCAGCCACGCGAAGCGCTCGAACGCGATCTGCATCGGCGACCCGTAGGTGAACGACCTAGCCGCGGGTGGGATGCGGCAGAAGTCCGCGTTGCGCGGTGCGGGGGCGTGCGGGACCACTGTAGCGGAGCCGAAGTCCCGCACGAGGCGCTGCCACGTCTCCGCGCGCGACCTCAGGCCGAGCACGCTGCGCGCCCACTCGATCGCACCACCGGGGAGGGACGGCTCGGCGTCACACCCGGAGTTCCAGCAGCCAGCCCCCCACCCGGTCACGCCGAGCCACCCGCGCCCCTTGGCGTCGCCACAGAAGGGACAGTCGAACGTCCGGATCCCGCCGTCGTAGTCGTGCCCGCCGCCCTCGTTGCGGACCTGGACTACCGAGCGGAGGAACCTGTCGAGATCGACCACCGGACCTTGGCGCGCCATCACTTCACGAAATCGTCGGGCTCTTCCACGGCCGGCATGCCGCCCTTGTCGAGCCGGGTGCCGGAGCCGGGACGCGTCACAGTCACCCGCTTCGTGTCCGCAACGGCATCGACAAGACGTCGCGCATCGACTACCCGATGTCCCGCCCCACCTGAGCCCGCTAGTCTGTCCAGAGCCGGCTGCACACCATCAGGTGTCTGCCGCGCCGCGAGGCGCTCGACCAGCAAAATGTCCCCCTGCGCCGCGATGTCACGCTCCAGCCCAGCGAGGCCATCGAGCAGGTCCTTCCGCGACATCTTCGACGCGTCGACGTCCAGCTCCACCGCGAGCTCCAGGGTCTCAGACTCGTAGGGCTTGGTCTGCACCGTTCGCTTCCAGCCCGCCCTCATCGTCGCCATCGTTTGTTCCTCTCCTGCTGGGTCTTCGTCGCCCAGCGACAGTTCGCGGGTTCATAGTCGCCGTCGCCGCTCTTCCTGTCAAGCGTCTTGCCCGTCGGCCGCTCCCCCATATCGGCGAGGAAGTTCTCGAACCGGCGCCAGCGGTCGCACACCCTGACACCGCTCCCGCCGTACCTATCCCACTGCGACGAGCGCGGATTCGTACACCTGGCTACCATCGCGCGCCAGGACGTGTACGTCGGACTCCCGGGGTGGACGGCGTGCCCGTGCCTGATGTGCACCGCCATGAGCTTCTCGACGTGCTCCCGGGAGAGCGGACGACCCAGAGGCCAGGACATCAGTCTCCGCCCCCGTCGTCCGACGCCCCGCTCGCGCCGAGCACCGCGTCGACCGCCCCCTCCCCCGCCGGGTCGATGATCATTCGCGCGAGGTCGACGGCGTAGTCGCCCGCGTTCACATCGTCCGCCTCCTCGCGGGCGGCGACCTGGCGGAACCTCCGCAGCCCGGCGCGGACCATCGCGTCGGTCGCGCAGATGGCCGTGGCGCCGTCGAGGACGGCGATGACCTCGAACGCCTCCGCAATGTCGGTCTTGCGCACGACCTTCTTGCCGACCCCCTTCCGGTTGACGAGCGCCGCGGACCACACCAGAACGTCCAGCTCTTTACCCAGCGACGCGATGTCGCGGCTTATGCGCGGGAGCTCGTGCCGCTTCTCCTGCTCCCGCTCGCTCGCCCCCATGATGTTCAGGTAGTCGAGCACGACGACGTCGACCTTCCCGCCCCTCCGCCGGATCTCCTGCACCCGGCGCGCGGCGGCGGCCACCGACCCGGGGCGCTGCGGGAGGCACTCGTCGATCCATATCTCGCCGGACCCGGACGCCTTGAGCCCGCTCAGCGCCCGCTCGAGGCGCGCCAGGTCCCCGGCGATCTCGTCCTTGCTGCTGCGCGAGAGCATCCGGTCGGCGCGGAGCGCCATGCGCATCGCCTGCATCTCGTAAGTCGCGAGGTACACGCCGTACCGCCGGCGCGACGCGGAGAGAGCGACCTTGAGGAGCGCCGCCGTCTTCAACCCCTTCGGTGGGGCAAGGAAGTAGTGCGCCTCCCGCCGGGTCGGTCCCCCGCCCAGCACGAAGTCCAGCTCGGGGAAGCCGGTGCTGATGTGCTCCCCGTAGGCGTCGCCGCGGCGCCACGCCTCGATGCGCGCCGAGGAGTCCGCTATGTACGCGGTGCTCCGGAGTCGCCCGTCGCCGGCGTCGATCGGCTCCGACGCCTTCGCGAACGCCTCGCGGACCTGCTCTGCCGTGGCGCCTGCGGCGAGCAGAGCGGCGGCCTGGACCAGACCTCGGTCGATGGCTCGCCGCTCGAGCTGCTCGCGGACCGTGTCGAGGACGAACCGCGGGTCGTCCGGGGGGCTCGTCGCGAGGACGTCGGCGACCTCCTGCACCAGAACCGCGCGCACCTCTGGACCCAGGGAGGCGGCTGCGTCCGCGATGACCTGGGTGAACACCTCCGGCGACGGGCGGGTGCCGTACTTGGCGTGGTAGTCGACGAGCGCGGCGGCGATGCGTTGGGCGGAAGACTGCGGGCCGCGCTCCCGGTCCGAGCCGAACAGAGCCGGATCGAGCGGGAGCTTGTCGAGGAGGTCGCCCTTGAGGGCGGCGGCGAGGACGAGCCGCTGGAAGTCGGCGGACCATACAGGCGCGCTCACTCCGCGTAACCCACGATGCGCATTGTGCTTGCCGTGTACCACAAACCGCCCTGAGACGCCGGGCGAACGTGCTGCTTGATGTCACCCCTCAGCTCCACCACCACGACGACGCGCCCCCGACGGCTCATGTGCGGGAAAATGCCCGTCTTGGCGGCGTGCCAACCCGGGCGGTGGGCTAAAGTCCTTGGCTTCAAACGCAGGCGAGCTCGGAGCCAAGAATCCGGCAGCAAGATGCGAGACTTGTCCACGAACAGGGAGCCGAATGTCCCATCAGCGCGGACCCGCATGAGCTTGAACGCCCTCACCGGAGCGACGCCCCGCCGAGCTGGACCTTCAGAAACCAGCGAGGGTCGAGCAACCTGTCGGCGATCCTCTCGCCGAGAACCTCCTCCCACTTGGCCGGCGGAGGATTGAGCGTGATGACCAGAGCACGCCCCCGTCGGTCCTGCGCCCACTCGACATGCTGAAGCAGGAACGACTCGCGGTACGGAGTGCCAGCGTCGACGCCGACGTCGTCGAGGACCAGAGCCGACACGCGCTGTTCCAGTTGCTCGAACCACCCCGCCTCGTCCCACTGCTCACGCCGCCGGAGCGCCAACAGACGGCTGAAGCGCTCGAACCAGCACGGCGACGGCTCCTCGGGGTCGTCGCCTGACAGGACCGCCGCGCGCACCCCCGGCGCCGTCGCCAGGTTCCACAGGAGCGTGTCGCCGAATCCGACCGCGGCGAGGTCACGCAGGACGCAGACGGCGAGCCCCGTCTTCCCTGTACCGGCCGGACCGTACAGCACGACGCCCCGCGGATCCTTTCGCTCCCCCGCAACCCCTGCCGTACCGGCGACCCACCCGAGCAGTGGAGCCGGCACGTCACCTGGGAACCCGGCGAACGTCAGACCATCCGACCACTCCGGAGCGTTGACGAGAGCCGCCCTCGCGGCGATGGTGCAATGCGGAAGAAAGTCCCGGTCCAGGTTCATGCCAATCCCCTCTCCCTGACGCGGCGCTGATAGTCCTCGGACCACTTCCGGCGCGCCTCCGGGTCGTCGATCGTCGAGTACGCCTTCCCGTGGGCGGGAGTCGTCCGCGCCGCGGTCAGGAGGGCGGTAAACTGCGTGGCCGACCAGACGTAGATCAGGTTTATGAGCTTCTTGAACCTGTCGCCCCGGTCGTATTCCGCGCGACAGTACCGGACGACCTCCAACGCGTCGGCGGTCGTGAAACCCCCCTTCAAGATGCGGTACAGCTTCGCCTGCGCGACGCTCGTGTACTTCAGGTCGCCCCGAGGGGCACCGAGGATGCTCGCCGCCTGGATCGTAACTGCGCGGCGCTCCTCGAACGTGATGCCGTTGACCGTGTCCTCCTTGAAATCCCCCCTCCCCCCGGACCCCCCACCCCTCTTCCCCTTCATCCGTTTCATGATTCTAGGATGAAGATTAGTAACCCCTACGGGGTTATAGAAATTATTTTTACAAGAGTTTTCACTGAGTTTGTTAAACTTTATGATCCCGGTTGGCACGAGGTAGCGCTTCTCCGGGTCTTGCCCCACGAGCCCCCGCGCTATCAATTCTTTCACGCAATCGAGTACGGTGGGGAATGACTGGTTCGTGAGCCCCATCAGCTCGCTGTACGCCACCTCGACTGGCTTGCCCGTGCGCCCCAGGTACAAGAGGGCGGCGTACACCTTGCACGCAGACGGCGTGATGTCGCGGAGGATCTCGAGGTAGTCCACGGTCCCACTATCCCCTTTCGATCACGAACCCGTTTTTCTTGTACAACGAGACGCGGGAGAGGCGGTGCTGCGCTAGGTAGTCCTTCTCGTGCGTCTCGTCCCGTCCGTCGGTGAAGTCGTAGATGAGCACCTCCGGCTTGTCCGGCCGCACCGTCAGCATGCGCCCGAGCCCCTGGAGGACAGCGATGCTCGACTCGCCCCCGCCGGCCAGCATGCCCGCGTCTATCTGGGGCAGGTCGACCCCCTCCCGGAAGAACGGCGTGCAGACCAGGACGGCGCCCCCGCCGACCGCCTTGAACTTCGCCAGGGTCCTCCGGCGCTCGTCGTCAAGGGCGCCACCGTCCAGCACCCACACGGGTGACGACGTTCTCCGCTCGATGTCCGCGTGGAGCCGCTGCGCGTGGGGTACCCGGTTGCACAGGACCAGGAACTTGTCGCCGGCGTCGGCGTGCCCGGTGGCGATGTGGATGATCCTCCAGTTGCGCTCCTCGTTCTCCGTGATGCCGCGCCGGTACGACTCCCGGAAGAGGGCGCCGCCCAGCCGGGACAGGAGCCCCTGCGGGTCGTCGCGCCAGTTCGGGCAGACCGCCTCGCGCACTTCCTCGTACGCCGGGTACGAAGGCGGGGACACGCTGACGAGGACCACCCGAGGGCGAGCCACGAACCCCATGTCGGCGAGCTCCACCGTGGTCGAGACGACGTGGGTCGGTCCCAGCGCACCCTCGATCCTGAGGTCGGTGACGCGGTTGCCCGTCGACATGGTCCCGCTGAGCCCGAGGCGGTGCGACGCCCTCGCGCACGCCCGGGCGACGTCCTGCCACGTGTCCGCACCCGCGTGGTGCGCCTCGTCCATCACCAGCACGTCGAACTGTTCAAAGAATTGAGGCTCTTTATTAACGAGTTTAATGAGCGTCTGGACCATCCCGACGACGACCGGACCGTCGGTCCGCGTCGCGCCGCCGACGACCCCGCACTCCACTCCGAGCCGGTCGCGGAAGCGCTCCGGCGTCTGGCGCAGTAGCTCCCGGGTGTGCGTCACCCAGAGCGCCCGCCCGCCGACGCGGCGGACGAACTCGATGCCCATCTCCGTCTTCCCCGACCGCGTCGGGCACTGCATCGCCATCCGGCGGGCGCGGAGCGCCTTGTCCACCGCCGCGACCTGGTACGGGCGCCACTCGATGCCTCGGAGCGGGCCGGAGAGGGGCGGGTGCTCCCGGACTGACGGCCAGCCGATCTTCGGCCGCTCGTATCCAGCCATGGTGACGGCCGCGGCGACCCTCCACGTCAGCCCAGCCAGGAAGTCGTTCCCCGGCCGGCGCATGAACTGCACCTGACCGTCCCACCGCCCCGACTGGAACGCGCGCTTGTGCGCTGCGTCAGGGTCGAGGACAGCCAGGGCGGCCCGGGCCGCCGCCAGCACGTCGGAGGGGGCGTCCAGGCGAGCCCAGACGGCTCCCGCGGTGATCGTAGAGCGCTCCGTCATGCCCTACCTATCCGCTTCCGCTGTACCCAGTCTAGATTTCCTCCTTGGCGCCGCAGGCGGGTGGGAAGTGGGGTTTCAGGAAAAAGCGCCGCCCTGAGGCGCCTAGCGCCGCACGGAGGCTATTTGAGGGCTCCGGAGGGGGCTGGGTCACGGCTGCGGGAAGTCGAAGCCCGAGTCGTCGTCCTCGATCGTCTGGTACTTGAGGAAGCCGAGCAGGAAGCCGAGGTCCGTCGGGACGGCGGGGTCCGCAACGAAGTCCGCGAGGTACTGGGGGATGAAGGTCGCCGCCGGCACCTCGGAGTACGGCTTGAGCGCCGACGCCTCCTCAGATCCCGCCACCTCCACGACCGTCTGGTCGAGCGTGATCTCCCCCCCGGCGCTCCGGAACTCGGCGAACTCCGTTGCCACGTCGGTCTGGTCGGGGTCGTTCGGCTCCGAGTTGAGCGCGAAGAGCAGGCTCGGCGACAGCATGACAGGCTTGTACAGGAGAAAGGCCGGGACGTCGGCCGCCACCTCGACGTCCTGGAATGTCACGAAGTCGGTCATGTGCACCGGGTCGTACGTCGCCGCCCCGAACGGGGGGAAGTCGTCGAGCGGGTCGGTGGTGGCCGCGGACGCGAGCACGAGGTGAACCCAGAGCGCGTACCGCTGATCTGCACTCATGAGCCACACCCGGTCTCCGCCCCCCGAGCGGAACGGAACGATCGTCTGGTCTGGTCCCCCGCCGAGCCCCGTCAGGAGCGCGGTGAAATGCTTGGCGCCGGAGACGGAGAAGTACGAGAGACCGACAATCGCGTTGGCGACGTCGCCGTCGCTGTTCAGCAGAGGCCGGACGCCGTAGTTCAGCGAGAAGTCCGACGTGGCCCACGTGTCGCGGTTGAAGTCGGCGCCGTCCAGCACAACCCCTGCGGGCGCCGGGAGGCCGCTGTGAGTCGTAAGGCCGTTGAGGATGAACTGACCCGTCGTGACGTTCAGGACGACTGGGTACACCCAGCGCGGTCCCACCAGGATGAAGTTCGGGTCCATCCGGATGGTGACCGCGACGGTGATGACCACCTCGTTCGCCCCGTTTATGTACGCGTCCTCGACGCGCCCCTCGATGTGCTCGAGGTTGGGACCGACGTTGTAGCCGGTCGACAGCAGCGTCCCGAGCTGCACCGACGTGGTGATGTCGATCGATGAGGAGGGCACCCTGAGCCTGACGCTGCCGAGGACGACGGTGCTGTTGAGGAGGTTGACGGTGGACACGAGCGACGCCACCGGCGCGTCTGTCTGCGCGGAGTCCGGTTCGCCGGTGATCTTGACGACGTGGAGGGTGTTCGCCGCGCTCTTGGCGAGGAAGTGCCGCTTCTGCGACCCCCACCCGCGCACTCGGGCGAACCCGACGGTCGGCACGCCCAGGAGCGACAGCAGGTTCAGCGGCTCGATCATCTCCGCGTTCCGGAACCAGACGTCCGTGTCCGGGAAGAGGAACCCCGGCGCCTCCAGGGGCGCCTGGATCAGCTCCTCGACGACCCCCCCGCCCTCATCGGCGGCGTCATGCCCGGAGCCCTTCCGGGACGCGACGTTCAGGATCATCCACGGCACGCCGCGCTTCCACATCACGGTCACGCGGTCCCCCGTCACGACGTGCAGCTCGCCCCGGGTCTGGGTCGGCACCCCCCGGATGAGGTACCGCCCCCCCGGCGCGCCGCCCTCGACGTACTCGTCCGTGAACGTGACGCCCTCGGCCGGGGTGACCTGCGGCAGCGGTCCCGGCAGCGCGCGCACGGACGTGACGAACCTGGGGGTCGTCACCGCTGGACGCCCACCACGATGTAGCGGGTGCCCGCCTGCACTACCCAGACGAAGGTCCCGACCTCGATGGGCTCGTTGATGACGGAGAGCGCGACGACCGCCGTCCCGCTCTCGAGCGTCACCGTGAAGACGGCGTTGATCTCGCCCGCCGCTCGGCTGACCACGCCGCGGGTCCACTCGCCGGAGACGGCCAGCGCGTGGGCCGCGCTCCGCCAGTCGGTTGCGGGCTTGGGCTGCCCGACGATCGCCGTGACGTGCCGCGGCGCGGGCATCAGAGCTTGCTCCAGTACGCGGCCCGCACGAACGTCGTGTACGACGAGCCGCCGTCCCCCTCGCCCTCACGATACTCCACCCGCGCCTCGATCACCAGCGCCGTCGCGATCGGGATGTCGTACCCGAGCTCGTCGTCGAGCCCGGTTATCGTGAGGTACTGCCCCCGGCGGATCCACGGCATGCCCGCCGCCGTGAAGCTGATCTCCGTCTCGGTGGACCCGCTCGCGGCCGAAGCCTGCGCGGCGATGGACGCCAGGTGCTCGTCCAGCAGGTTCCGGTTCGTGATGTTCACGTCCTTCGCGCCCGGCGCGGTGCTGATGACGACCGCGTAGACGACGTCGGACGTCGGCGTGGTCGGGTCGTTCGCGTTGCGCGAGACGCTCAGCCCCGGGCCGCCCGGCCGGCTCCCGTTGGCCGTCGTCCTCCTGGTCTTGCCGGGCGCCCCCCTGGAGTTGTAGGACGTGGAGACGATCATGTACTGACCGGGCCCGCTGTCCCGGTACTGCTTCGTCTCGCTGGACTTGAGCACCCAGCCAAACCCCGTCGTCAGGTTGATGAGCGCCCACTTCTCCTCAACGGTCTCCTCGGCGCTCTTGCGCCCGGTGAGGTCGTACGACGTGATGAACGTCGTCTTTTTCGTGGGTCCGAACGTCCGGAACCCGCTGGAGTCGATGGTGAACGACGACGTGATGCTGACCCGGCTGTGCTCCTGCGGCTGGTTGACGATCTGGTTCGGGTACGCGAGCACGAGGTCGTCCACGTCCACCGCCGTCTCCACCGTCTCGCTCAGGGCGAGCGTGCTGGTCACGGGGTCCCACTTGAACGTCTCGACGAGGCTGCTCAGGATCGCGTTGTCGAGGATGCGCACCGTCTCGGTGGTGATGATGCGGGACTCAATGTGCCCGTCCTTCTCCATCTCGTCGACCGTGGACGTCGTCCTGCTCCCCGGGTCGACGGCGACGAAGTTGGTGCTTTGACCAGTCACACTGCCGGTCAGGCGGAGGACCCGGACGTACCCGAGGAAGTGGTCGCGGAACATCAGCTGCGTGACGCGGGCGTCGTGGGCGCTGATGGAGACGCTGTCCTCGGGCGCCCCGGCGCTCCTCGCCCTGACGATCAGCACGTCCCCGTCGAGCCAGATGTCAACCTTGCTCGGCTCGAAGTGGGAGAACGGCTCCACGAGGGACATGATCGCCCCGGTGACCGACCCGTTGACCTGGAAGTCCTCGCGCATGACGTAGTCGGGCGCCTCGTAGGAGCACGCGAGCCCGACCCGGGAGCACAAGTCCTTGGCGATCATGGACGCCGTCCACTGCGGCCCCCTCAGGTCGAGCGGTACGGTCACACCCTCGATCGCCGGCAGACTCGGGAAGCCGGGGGGCGACGGCGTCTCGCCGCCGACCAGGCCGCCCGGCAGCAGCCCCCCGACGACGTAGTTGGCGTACACCGTGGAGTCCGCCGCGTTGGCGGACGCGTCGCGCCCGCGGACCACCGACACCATCTTGTCGGGGAAGACGTGCAGCTCGCGCTCGTCCACGACCCCGCCGGAGACGTGCTCCACCACCTCCGGCGCGAGGTACGGGTCGAGCAGCCCCGTGTCCATGTCGGCGAGGGCGACCCCGTCGAGGTACGCGTCGGAGCCGTTCAGGGCGATCTCGAACTGGTCTCCCACCAGCTGGACCGACTGATCGTAGTTCAGCTCGCTCGGATTCGTGGTCATGTCAGGGTCACGTGGGCGATCGGCGCCTGCACGTCGTCGCTGGTCCGCATCAGGAACAACTGCCCGCTGATGACGTCAAGCGTGACGGTGAGGAAGTCGCCCGTGGTCTCGACGACGGTGAGCTCGACCGTGAGCGGGTCAAGGACGGTCTGCACCGGAAGGATGTCGAACTGGACATAGAGCGGGGACCGAACGCGGGTCAGAACGTCGAAGGTCACGTCCAGCCAGGCGTGGTCGGGGGACGGCGCCTCCAGCGGCAGGGGGATGCGCAGCACCAGGTCGTGGAGGAGAGCGACCTCCAGGGACACCGGCAGGACGAGGCGCAGGTTCGCCGCGGCCTCCAGCGACAGGGGCAAGCCGAGCAACAGCGGCGCCGTGCCGCCGGCCTCCAGCGGCAGGGGGATCCCGAGCAGCAGGCTCCCGCCTGCCTCGAGCGGCAGGGGGAGCCCGAGCAGCCGACCGCCAAGAGACTCCGCGTGGAGAGGGACGGAGAGGACCAGGTGCCCGCCGTCCGACTCCAGGGGCAGCGGGATGGCGAGGCGCAGCGGTCCGCCCGCCTCCAGGGGGAGCGGCACCGAGAGGGACAGGGACACCCCGCTCAGTATGAAGAGCGCGGAGCTGCGGAGCGAGTAGGAGGACACGGCGCCCCTCTAGAGCGTGTCGACCCGCCAGGGGAAGTCCCGGCCCGTCCCCACCGTCTGCGTGAGCGTGAACGTCACCGAGTACGCCGACGCGATGGGGATGGACGCCTTGACCGTCTCGCCGTACGCTTCCGAGCCCGGCGCCGCGGCGTCGCCCTGCTGCTGCGCGTATGTCGCCCCGTAGACGAGGTACCCCTGCGCGTCGCCGGTCAGCGTCTTCACGTAGGCGCGCAGCTCCAGCTCGTCTCCGTTGACCATCGCCCGGGTGTCGACCGTCAGGACGTACACCCCCGCGTCAGTGAAAGCCCCCGCATTCAGCGTGTGCTCCGTGCCGATGACGGCCGTCTGGGTACCGCTCGCCTTGACCGATAGAGCCATGTCACGCGCCTCCGAGGATGTGGGCGTACTGGGTCACGCCGCTGGCGGTCGACGCGCAGCGGGCGGCCACGCGCGTCCCCTTCGGGATCGACCAGGGGAGGGTCCACACTGCGAGCGGCGACGGGTTCGTGTGTTCGGTGAACAGGTTCGGGATCACGACCTGCTCGCTCCCCGCTCCGCCGATGGCGATGTCGATCGCGAACGGGGCACCGGACGTGCCGTTCCCCATGGTGACGATGAGCCACCGCGTCGTGAGCGCCGTCGCCGCGACGAGCGCGGTGTAGCTCCCCTTGGTGTTGACGCCGCCGGACGTGATCGCGGTCCCGCGGGAGGCGGTCGCGTCCTCGCCCCACGCCTCGTACTTCGTCGGGGGCTGCGCGGAGGCGAAGCCCCCGGCCTGGATCATGTGCATCTTCAGGCGGAACGTGGCGCTCCCAGCTCCCTCGGGCGTCTGGTACCGAACCGAGATCCTGACCCCCTTACCGATGCGGATCGGGATCACGCGGTGGTGCGTCATCGGGGAGCCGGAGATGTGCCCGATCCACATGTCGGGAACCACGATCTGCTCGCTCGCCGCTACGCCGACGGCGATGTCCACAAGCGTGTTGACGAAGCCCAGGTTCCACGGGGTGTTCTGGAACTCGAGGATCAGCCCGGCGACGTCGAACGGGGTCGACGCGACGAACTCCACGTACGCACCCTTCGTGTTCTGCACCGCCGGGCGCGGGATGCTCGTGTAGTACGTGGACGGCGAGACGTCGTCCGACGCGAACTTCGTGTGCGACAGTACGGGCCAGTCGCCCATCTCGTCCCCCCTACGTCGTGGTGCCCAGGAAGCCGGGCGTCCAGGTCGTCTTCAGGGCCGCCGCCCCCGCGTCGGCCGCGAGAGCGATCCACACGCCGATGATGTCGGCGGGCGCCATCGTCGCCCCCCCGGGCACCGTCTTGGCGGCGCTGTCGAACGCCGTGACGCCGGCGACCGGGGCGACCTGCCGGTTGTTCCCGCCGCCGTTCGTGCCGCTGCCGTTGATGGCCGTGTCCAGCGCGAAGGTGACCCGCGCGCTGGGGTCGGCGACCTCGGTGACCGAGCACGTCAGGAGCGTCAGGCCCGACCCGCTCGCGTCGGTGTGCTTGAAGTACCCCTTCTCGTAGAAGTTGAGGTCCGAGCCGCCCGGCGCCTCCGCCGCGGAGTCGTAGTCCAGGCGCACGACGTACATGATCTCGCTCGGCGTCTTGTCGAAGAACACGCCCTTCGAGATGCGGAAGACCGTCGTCCCGTCGAAGCCGTACACCCCGTCGACGGCCCGGCTGAGGGTCGCCGTCTTCGACGCGCCGACGTAGTTGATGATCTCGGCGATGTCGCCCACCCCGGCGCCCGCCGTCGCGCGGAACACCATCCCGTTGTAGAAGCCGTCGACCGCCGACGCTCCGGCGTCGAGGACGACCTCGTCCGCCGAGGTGCCCAGAGATGCGAGCGTGTTCGTGCGCTCGGCCGTCTGGTTCTCCAGGGCGACGTCCCCGGCGCAGGTGAGGTCCTTGACCGCCTTCAGGATGCGCTCGATCGACCCCGCGTTGGTCACGGGCGTCAGCCCGTTCAGGGCGATGACGAGCGTCTGGATCACTCCGGCCGTGTCGCGGTACGTGAGCGTGACGGACTGGGTGGTGTCGGCCGCCTCCGACGAGACGGCCTGGCACGTGCCGGTGAAGTCCGAGAAGTCGAACTTCTTCGTCAGGTCGATGGCGCCCCCGATGGCGGTGGCGACGTCGTCCTCCGGCGTGACAGCCGCCGCGTAGAGCTTGATGTCCGAGAGCAGAACGCTCATTGTCCTATCCCTCCGTCGGCTGCAGCCGCATGATCCGCTTGTTCCCCGTCGACGACGTGCCGGCCGGGATCTTCGCCATGAGCCAGAAGAACCACTGCTCGCCCACCGCGAGCCCGGCGGGCGCCGCGGCGATCGTCTTGTCCGCCGTGGTGTGATCCACCGCAGCGGGAGCCGTCCCGTAGGTCGGGCCCGCCCCTCCCGTCGTGTTCTCCGAGGGCGGCGTTCCTATGGTCTGCGGGCTCCCGTCGTCCGCGAACGTCACGTCGCCGACCGCCGCGTTGTGCCCGATCAGGCTGTACGCGCCATAGGTGCCAGCGTCGTCGACGTCCGTGCGGTAGATGTTGTACCCGCCCGTCGCGCCGGGGACATGTGCCCACTCGTACGTCCACTCCTCGGAGACGTCCGACACGGTGACGACCTTCTCCACGCTCGCGATCGTCTCTCCGGCGGCGTTGAGCGCTGTGACGACGACCCCGTAGTCGCCGGTGGCCGCCCACACGCCGTACGGCCCGGTCATGGTCGCCTCGGGTGCGCCGGTCGGCACGTCGAAGGCATCGACGTCGGCGCCCCACGGCTTGCTCAGCGTGCCGTTGATGGTGTCGAGCGCCGTGTAGACGAGCGAGATGCCGTCGTTGGTACCGACCTGCTCGTGGTGGAGGACGACCCCCGCGAACGGTGAGGCTCCGAGGGCGCGGTCGCTGATGTTCTCCAGGCAGACCTTGATCGGGGTCGTGTTGACGACCGCGGACGGGCTGGACACGACCTGCCCGAGGTCCTCCGTCGTCCCGACGACCTGCGTGAACCCGTCCGCGTCCCTGTACCGCACGTTGGTCGGCATCTTCTCTCCCCTCAGGAACCCGTGTACGTGGCGAAGTCCAGCTTCGTCAGCGTGACCACGTCCAGGACCATCATGTACTCGAAGAGCACCCCGGAGCCGTCCTTGATGAACGTCGGCGCCGGCACGAAGTCGACGATGACCACGGTCCCCTCGAGCCCCTGGTAGTCGCTGTACGAGTAGGTCGCGCGTCGCACGAGCATGAGCGCCTCGACGGCCGCCTTGAAGCTCCGGTTGATGAAGTTCCCGTCGCTCGTCAGGGTCAGCCGCAGGTCGCCCGCGAACCGCCCGAAGTCCTGCTTCGTCGAGCTGCCCATGATGCCCGCGAGCTTCGCGCGCCGGGGCGGCCACGAGCGCTGTATCCGGGGGTCGGTCGTGAACCGAGTCCCATTCAAGTACACCTTCCCTATCGTGCGGATGCTCACAGTGCGCTCTCGTTCGTGTTGACGCCGCGCCGGTTGGCGAGCTGGAGGTTGCGCCCGAGCGCGGTGTCGAGGTTGCTGCTGATCGGCTGCCCGGGGTGCGTGTACACGCCGTCCCCCGCCGAGCCGAGGACGTTCGAGCTGGTGGCGTTCTTGCCACCACCCTTGCCGTTCTTCCCGTTCTCGTCCTTCGGCGGCGGGATCAGCCGGAGGTTGTCGGCGGCCTGCTTCGCCGCGTCCGCCAGGTCGCGGGACTTCACGGCAGCGTCCAGGAGCGACGGGATCATGCCGCCGAGCGCGTCCCCGAGCTCCTTGGACGTCACGGTCGCCTGCTCCAGGGTGCCCGAGAAGCCTGCGGTGCGCGTGGCCGTCTCGGCGAGCGCCTTGGCGAGCTGGTCCTGCGGGCCCTCCTGCATCTTCTGGAACGCCGCGCCGGGCGTGAGCTTCTCGCGGTCGACCGTCTTCCAGAAGTCCTTGCGCCCGATCGCCGCGCCTATCTCCCCTAGAGGCACCTGCGCGCCGCCGAGCGCCCGCACGTCCCTCTGCCGAACCTGCGCCATGTAGCGGGAGACGTCGCCCACGGACATCGTCTCGCGCCCCTCCTTGCGCGCCTCCGCCTCGGCGATGGAGACCTGCTGGGAGAAGATACCCTTCGCCTCGTCGTGGATGCTCTTGTAGACGCCCGCAACCTTGTCCACCGCGGCGAACCACTCCTTCGAGCCGGTGATCGCCTCCGCGAGGAACTGGCGTGCGCTGGTGAGCTGGTCCTCCCACGTGCTCGTCCCGAGCGACTGGTAGTAGCGGAAGTACTCGTCGGCGTAGCTCTTCCGCATGCCGAGGAGCTCGCGCTCGGCCGCCTCCTGCTGGTCGAGCGTCCTGCGCGGGTCGACGGTGGCGCGCTTCTGGCGCCCCATCTCCTCCTGCATGGTGATGCGCCCCATGGCGGTGAAGTGAGAGAAGCGCTTGTCCTCGAGCGCGACCTCCTCCTGGACGCGCGCCTGGCGCTCCTGCGCCTGCTTCGCCCCGCGCGCCGACTCCTCCTGCGCGTGCTTCTCCCGGAGGGCGGCGACATCGGCCGCGCCGGACTTCTCTATGTCGGCCATCTTCTCGGCGCTGTTGGCGCCCGCGGTGCCGGCGTCGATGAGCGCCTGGAGGGCGCGCCTCTGGCTTTCGTACTTCTGCGTCACGGCCTCGATCGCGGTGGCGGACATCTCCGCGGCGTGCACGCGGTCCGCGGCGAACCGGGCCTCCAGCTCGGACGCCCCCTCGACCTCGCCGATGTGCCTCCGGCGGAGGTCGGCGACCACCTTCTCGGCGTCGGTGACCGCCTTCGCGGTCGCCATGACGCCCTCGCGCCGCTTCTGGTCCCTGTCGATCTCCTTCTGGACGAGCCCCTCGTTCTCAGACGCGAGCCGCCCACGCGCCTCCTGCTCCTTGTGCTCCTCGTCGATGACGCTCTGAGCGGCGGTCGCCCTCGACTTCGCGCGCTCGAGGTCGGTCTTGTGCTCTACGTCGGCGATGTTCTTGTCGAACTTGGCGCCAAGGTCAGCCGCCCGCTGCTTCTCCGCGGCGTACTTCTTCTCGATCTCCGCCAGGTGCGCGAGTCCCGTCTCGGACTTCGGGTCGAAGCCGAGGCCCATCTTCTTGGTCGCTTCGATCGCCTTGTCGCGCTCCTTGTTGGCCGCCTGCATGATGAACTGCTCGCCCTGCTGCTTCATGTTCGCCTGGACCGACTTCCTCACGTCGGCCTCGATCTCGATCATCTTGAGCTGCTCGACGCCCTTCTGCTTGATGGCCTCCCGGGACTTGTTGTAGGCGGCGGTGAGCGCAGCCTCGTCGGTCGCCCGCCGAATCTCGCCCTGCGCCTGCCGCGAGACGATGTCGGCCGCCGCGCTGCGGGACTCCGACTCCGCCTTCGGGATCCCGACCTTCGCCTCGATCTTGGCGACCGTGTCGGCGTACTCGGACATCTTCTTGATCTGCGCGTCGAGCGACCCGGTCACGGCCTCGGTGGCGATCCCGGTCCAAGCGACGAGCTTCTGCCAGAACCCCGCCTCGACCTTGCCGGTTGCCTGGTCGACATTGAGGTTGTACTCGGCGATGCTCTCCGTGATCCTCTTCAGGCCCGCCTCGGCGCGGGACGCGTCCCACGTCGCGATGGCCTGGCTGTTGTCGAGGGTCGCCGCGGTCGCGTCCTTGGCCGCCGCGACGTACTTCCCGATGGCCACCGACAGGGCCGTCGCCGCGATGGCGATGCCCCCGAGCGCGCCGCCGAAGAACACCGCAGTCCTGGCGGACTGCGCGCCGGCGCTGATGAACTGACCCATCTCCGGGTTGAGCTGGGACATCGCCGGGATGAGCGTGGACCTGATGATGCGGGCCAGGTGGGCGAACTGGGACGCGGGGGTGCGCCCGCCGCCCTCGCCACCGCCCCCGCCGACCCCCTCGCCGCCGCCCGAGCTGGGGCGGTCGCCGGGGAGACGCCCCTCATTGAAGACGACCTTGCTGACATCCTCCGACTGCTTGGTCCAGACGCGCTTCAGGCGGTCCCCGGACGTCTTGACCTCGGCCTCGGCGGCGCCGAGAGACTTCCTCAGCGTGGCGAGGTCGACCTCGATCCTACCGAGGACGGCGAACGCCGACCCTTCCGGGTTGGTCGGTGCAGCCTGGTCAGCCATCGCCCTTGTCTCTCCTCGGCGGCGCGCCTATCTCCGCCCTGAACTGGTCCATCGTGATCCGCTCCGTCCCGTCCCCTCGGTCAGCCGCCTCGACTCCGGCGATCCGCCGCAGGGCGACCAGCGTATCGACCTGCCCCTCCTCGCTCATCCACGGCACGCTCTGCGCGAGGATGGCGTCTAGAGTCTCCGCGGCGCGGATCCTCTCCGCGTGACCCTCCCACAGCCTGAGCTGGCGGACGCTCAGTCGGAAGAGTTCCCCTCGCTCCCACCCGTAGAACCGGCCGACGCGGGCGAGGGAGAGGGAGAGCTGCTGGTCTCCTCCGCGGCGGCCTTCTGAGGGACCCCGGCGATGCTCGACGCCAGGACCGTCAGCGTGATGATCTGCTTCGGCGACACGCCCCTGAAGTGCTCCCGGGTCAGGTGGAGCTCCGCGGGCAGATCGGGCCCGGACGGCTGGTTGAGCAGGATGATCTGCTCGATGCTGCGCTCCAGTTTCTCGTCGTAGAGCTCGGCGGCCTTGATGTCGTCGCCGAGCCGGGCGACCTTGAGCGAGGCGTCGATCGGGACGTCGATGAAGCTGTAGATCGGGTACTCCACCCGCTTGATCTTGATGTACCCCTCGGGCTTGGGGAGGAAGGTGTCGACGTCCATGCGCCAGACGCCGTCCTTCTCGGTGACCATCTCCGTGGGATCGCCTTCGTCGGGCTTGACCGTGTGTCGCGGCATGCTGAGCCTCCTCCTGGGCCTCTGTGTTGAGTGCCGGCTTTTGTTCGGCGTATGCTCCGCCAAAGGCGGTGCCGGCCAGTCGTCCGCCCGCTCCCTCTACTTTGTCGTCACGGCAGTTCGTCGCCGGTGAAGGCCCAGCGGCCCGTGTTCTCGTCCGGCCACGCGTACCAGTTGGTCATGATGAAGCGCTGATTGACCGGCGCGAAGGGGAAGTTGACCTCACCCTCGGCCGGGCTGATCGCCGGAATGACGATCTTGTCCTCCGCCAGGGACGACTCCTTGCCGCCCTTGATCTTGACGAGCTCCATCTTCACGGCGAGCGTCTGGCGCATGCTCTGCCCGACGGCGACCGTGAAGTCCACCCGGCGCCGTGTCCCGTCGCTGTTCTCCACGATGCGCGCCGAAGGCACGCCAGCGCGGAAGTTGTCGAGGCTGATCTCCTTGAACGGCACGATCACCCGGACCATGCCGCCGATGACGACCTTGTCCTGCGGGACGTTGCCCGTCTGCGCGCCGGTCAGGTTCGCGGCCTCCGTGGTCACCTGGTAGGCGACCTCGTCGCCGAGGAAGCCGACGTCGGTCCTGATGGCCGCGCCGTCGCCGCCCGTGAGCGACGTCGGGCCGGTCGTCGTCACCGGGCCCGTGCCGTTCCCGCCGGCCGCCTTCGCCGCGGTCACGAGGAAGGAGGCGTTCTGGCTCTGCGTGAGGGCGGTGATGACCTGATTCGCGGTGGTCACGCCGGAGTCGATGTTGACCACGATCGCCTCCTCGGTGACCGTGACCGTCGGCGTGGTCGGGTTCGTGATGTCGTCGACGTACTGGATCGTGACGTCGTTGCCGCTGTAGTCGACCGGGTTGCCGGCCGGGTCGAACCCCGCGCCGGGGCGGACCGACTGGACGTAGACCCCGTTGTCCGGGTCGGGGTATCCCAGGATGAGCGCGTCCGCCCTGGGAAGCGTGGTGATGTAGATGTTGGCCGGACCCAGCTCCAGCTTCCGGGGGTTCTTCGCCATGGTCAAGCGCCTCCTCTGTCTGTGACCGAGGTCCCGGCGCTCGCGGCGCTTCCGCCCCCAGTGCTGCTCCCGCTATTATACCACCGTCTCACCGCTATTCCCCGAACGGCGGCGGGTCCGTGAAGGAGTAGGCCAGCATCCTGTACCGGAGGTGCTTCCGGAGCAGGTCGGCGTCCGACTGCGGGAGGTCGTCGTCGGCTTGGAGCAGCAGGGCCGCGACCAGCCCCTCGTCGCCGGGGAGCTCAAGCGCCTGGTGGTCGAGCACCCGGTTGACCTCGTGCGCGATGCCCTCGGCGAGGTCCAGGTCCCCGGCCGTCCAGACGTCGACGTGCAGGGACCTGTCGTACAGCGGGACGACGTCGTCCGGCTTCAGCCCCGTGTCGTAGAAGGTGACCGCCGGGAGCACGATGGGCGACCGCGTAGGCCGGTACGTGACGACAACGGTCTCGTACGGCGCGTAGAGCACGCCCAGCGCCTCGTCGAGGGCGGTCTTGACCGCCGTTCGGATCGCGACCCTGAGGTCCACCGTCTACCTCCCCCCGTACTTCGCGAAGATGCCGGGTATGCGCGGCCGGAGCGCTACGAGCGCAGGCGCCCACGCCGGGCGGGGGAACAGGATCCACGAGACGGACTCCAGGCGCCCGGACGCCCCGCGGTTCCCCTTCGCCGCGCCGTACTCCAGGTAGAGGGCGTACGGGAGCGTGCTGCCGACCTCGGCGAACCACCTGTCTCCGTCCTGGCGGACGCGCCACTTGACGCTCCCGAGCAGCCCTGCGCCGCCGTGCTCCGGCGCGGGCGGCTCCCCCGGCGCGGACGCGCGGTGCGTGAGGCTCCCGCGCTTGTAGACTCGCCCGGTGCGAGGCGAGTCGCGCATGAGCAGCTGGACCCCGTTGGCGTACTTCGTCGCGATGTCCGTCATAGCCGGCAGCATCTTCCTGCCCTGGAGCCTGACGACCTCGTCGGCGAAGAACGTCGTCTGGACGGTGGCGCCCACCTAGTCTCCCCCCGCGGACTCTACCTGCTCGACGTCGGCCTCGACGTGCGGCGCGTTCGGGTCCGGGACGTCGTGGAGGTGCATGATCTTGTACGACGACCCGACCTCGGCGCCCGCGGTGATGAGCAGGACGTCGTTCTGCTGCAGGACACCCATGTACGCCGGCGCGAACAGAGCCCTCTTCTTCCGCTTCGGGTCCTGGCCGACGTCGGCCTGCGACATCCGGCCGCCGCCGTCCTGGAGCGCGCACTTGACCCCGGTCGCCACGACGCTATAGACGAACTTCGTCGACCCGGACGATGACACGCTCGTCGTGTTCCGCCGCACCGTGACCGTGTGGCGGAGTGCCCGGAGCCACGCCGTCGCCGTCACGCCGTCACCTCTGGCACGGGCGGCAGAGCCGCGTGGCGAGCTGACCGCACCTCCAGCAGTACCGCCCCTCCTCAGCAGAAAGGAGCCGCTGGCAGGGCGAGCACCTCCGGTAGTCGTGCTCCGCCCCGTGTCCGCACGTCTTCATCAGACCGCCTTCTTCTCGGCGATGGCCGTCGCCACCACCATCGTATCCGCGGCGCCCTTCGACGCCTTCACGCGCAGCCCGGCGAACGGGACGTCGACGAAGGCGTACGACTTCACCGCCTCGGCGCCCACGGTAGAGAGCGCGGTCCCCGCGGCGGTCAGCGTCACCCACGGGCCAGCGAAGTCCGGCGCCCCGAGCGCTGAGTACTCCACCGTCACCGCCCCGAGGACGGTCGCGTCGAACCCGCCCGTCAGGTACGTCAGGGCGACGGCGTGGGTCGGGTCGCCGTCCACCAGCTCCATGTGCGCGCTGCCGTCCGACCCGAGCGCTCGGGACACGCGCACGAGCGCCGCCACGTCCACGTCGGCGTTCAGGAGGTCGACTAGGTCGGAGACGAACTGGTTCGGTATCCCGTCCCCGTCGCACCGGAGGTTGACGGTGATGGCGCCCCCGTCCGGGTAGTAGGGCCCCGGAGTCACGTCGACCGAGAACGCCTGGTCCACCGCGGCGGTGATCTCCAGCGAGATTTCATTCCCCACCGTCCCGACCGTCGCGGCGACGAGGCGGATGTTCGCGTTCTTCGACCCGAACCGCGTGCGCAGGCTCGCCGCGATGGAGCGGTTCTCGAGGAAGAGCGTGAACGGGTTGACGCCGTCGATGTCCTTCAGCGCCACGACGACGCCGGCGTCGTTGATCAGGACCGGCTGCGTGCGAAACAACTGGGTTCGCATTTCAGTTCTCCTCCGCTTAGAAGATGAGGGACCCCTGTCCCCGGATGTACCGCGACAGCAGCAGGCTCACGATCGGCGGCACCGCCGTCGTGACGGGGTAGTTCTCGTACGTCTCGCTGACCGACTCCGCGCTGAACGACCTGACGCGCCCCGAGTGCGGCTTCATGGCCCACACGAACGCGGCCCACTCGACGACGGTGCGGTTGAGAGCCTCGGGCGTCGGGTTCGTCGGGGACCCGAGTGGGTCGACCAGGTACGTGTACTCGATAGTCGGCCATATCGCCTGCTGCCACCGTCGCCACACCGCCGTGACCCCGATACCCGTCGGGGGCCACGCGGACGCGGACGGGAGCTCCGACGCGAGGGCGATGACCCTCGCGCGCCAGGTGTCGCGGATCTCCCCCAGGATCGTGTCGGACGTGCTCGACCCGAGCATCCGGGCGCGGAGCGTGACGGCCTTCGTGGGGTCCGTCGACATGGGGACGAGCGGGCGGTACTTCATCAGGCGCGACATGCCGAGCTGGACGTTCTGCTGCTCCTCGACCTTCTGGATCGAGGTGAAGTACGGGTCGTCAGGGAGCAGGAACCCCGTCAGGTCGAGCACCCTCTCCTGTATCGCCAGGCGCCACGCCTCGAGGACGGCGTCCCGGGTCGCGTCCACGTCGGCGAGCTCCAGGCGCCCTTTGATCTCCGCGAGTGTCGCGAGGTCGGCCATTCGCTTCTCCCTGAGCCGAACCCGCGCCGGTGGGGGCGAGGGACTGGCTCGCTCGTATCAGATCCTCGTACTCTTCCTGCGTCAGCCGCGCGCACCCCGCCTCGAGCAGCCTCTTGTACCACCCGCTCTTGCCGGGAGCCCGCGGCCCCGCGGGGAACTTCACCCCGTCGACGGTGAGCCCGCCGACGGGGATCATCACGTACCCGTATGACCTGCCCAGCACTCTCGTGTCGTTCACGTTCGGACCTCCTATGGGCCTCTACGGCGCCGCGGACTAGTTCTCGTCGAGCTCGTCGCGCGTCAGCCAGAGCACCTTGAGCTTCTTGGTACTCGACACCTCCGAGAGCTGGATACCCGGATCGATGCCGCCCGCGAGGGCGGTCGGGCCCTGGTTGTCCGTCAGCACGTCGGTGCCGTCGGCGCCGGGCTGCAGGCTCGCGAGGACGAGCGCGCTCGCCGTCGCGCTGGCGTTGACCGCGTCGATGGCCTCCTGCACGGTCGTCGTGTCGTCCACGTAGGTGACCGTGATGGCCGTCCCGATCACCGCCACCGCCAGAGCGCCGCCGGCCGTGTGAGTGATCGTGGTGGCGTTCCCGTCCGTCCCGCGCGTGCGCGCCGTGTACCGGATGAACGTGTCGGTCATGTCGAGCTGCGCGGCGGTCGGACCCTGCCGGAAGCTCGCCCCGCCCGCCAGGGCGGTCGGGCCTGTCGCGGTCCACGCCGTCGCGCCGGTGCCCAGGAGGGCGAGGTCGACGACGGCCGAGCCGATCGTGGCCTCCTGCGCGTCGATGATCGCCACGAAGACGTTCGCCGCGCTGTTGACCGCCGAGACCAGCGCAACACCGGCCGCGTCGGTCGCCAGGTTGACCAGGATGCCCGTCTTGCCGGGGTTTCCGGTCGTCCCGAAGAGCGTGTCGTAGTCGCCGATGTCCACGCTGAGCGGCTGGGACACGGCGGGGTCAGCCGCCGCCTTGATGGCGATCTTGTTGCCGCCAGCGCCGACCCGGAGGGCCGTGAACCGGATCCCCTTGTTGACGGTGAAGATGTCGATCGTCGCGAACTCGCCAGCGTCGTCGAGGTACCCGGTCACGTCGACCAGGTCCGTCATGTTGAGGACGCTGATGATGTCGTCGTCATCGTGCAGGCCGGGGACGACGATCCGGTCGTCCACGTACACCGCGTCCGACAGGACGATCGTCTCGCGGAGGTTGACGCCGCGCCCCTGGAGGTAGCGCCGCTTGCGGCGGAGGTTGTCTGCGTACCGGCGTGACTCGTCCGTGATGGCCATGGTCTCTCTCCCCTTCGTCCCCACACCCCGTCGCCGGGGGCGGAAGTTGACGTCGACCGTCGCGCATCACAGACGCGCGAAGGTTACAGCGGCCGGCGCACCCGGTCAGGGGCGCGCCGGCGTCAGGTCCGCGTCAGGTCCTACAGCGAGCCGAGCTCGATACCGCTCGCGAGCACGCCGAAGCTCGGGTCGGCGTACTTCACGTCGAAGCGGAGGGTCGGCAGGAAGCTGGTCGCGCCGTCCCTCGGGTCGCGCCACCGCTCCACGCGGATCCGGCGGTGCCAGCCCACGTAGAGGTTCTGCGGGTGCGTCAGGATGGCGAAGCCGTCGTAGTCGATCTCCGCGCCGTCGATGGTGCTGACCCCCGTCATGAGCGGGATCGGGACCACCGGCACCCCGCGGAACGCCAGCTTCAGCCGCAGGTTCTCGGTCACGTTCGTGTCGCCGAGCGGCGTGCCGCGCCCCGCCAGCTCGCTCTGGTACCCGTCGTTGTGCTTGACGGGCACGTAGAACCGCAGCGCGGTCGGGTCGCGCCGGTACCTGGCCGGCAGCGAGGCGATCATGTTGCGGAAGAGCTGGTCGTAGCTCGTCATGCCTGCGCCGTCGAGCCGGTGCGCGGCGGGCAGCCCCGTCTGGAGCTGCTTGATGAGACCGTCGAACTGTGACAGCGGCGCGAAGTCCGCGCCGTCGCCCGCGGTCCGGTCGGTGTCGTTCTTGATCGCGTACTCCTCGGTGTCGCGCCCGACCGCCTCGGCGATCATCACCATGATGGTGTCCGCCAGCGCGTCGCGCTCGATGTTGTCCTCGAACAGCTCGTCGGACACCGGGACCTCCCCCTTGAAGAGGTTGGTCGACAGCGTCACGAGACCCGTCAGGGGCTTCACGCGATCGGCGTCGGCCAGGCGCGCGCCCTCGGTGCCGGGCCGCAGGATGCGGTTGCCGAACGAGAGGCGGGGCACCTCGAACTTCGGGCTCGCGGAGGTCTGGTTGTTGGCCTCCTTGAGCAGCACGGACTCGTCGATCAGCACGCGCAGGAACTCCCGCGCCTGCTGCGGCGAGAGGTATCCACCCCCCGCAGGGGCGATGATGTCCGGCGTGGTCCACGTCGCCTTCTCCAGCCATCGGAGCAGCATTGTCGTCGTCCTCCCTTTCGTCTCGCTCGGGGCGCTCGGTGGCGCGGCAGAGCTGTTGTCGTCTACCGCTTGCCGAACGCGATGTCCGCGAAGGACACTCCCATGCGCGGCTCGTACCCGCCGGACTTCCTCACCCGCACGGGCTCGTCCTCCTCGATCTGCCGGGACCTCGGGCGCACCGGCTCGGCCGGCTCGTCACCCGCGTCCTTCTGCACCGGACCGGCGACCAGGGCCTTCACGATCTGGCCGGGGAGCGCCTCCATGGCCTTCGCCATGGCCTCCATGCTCCGGACGATGCCCTCGGAGCCGTCCTCCGACTTGAAGGGCGCCGCCTTCTTGTCGCCGAAGTTCTCGAGCCCCTTCTTGGCGAACGGGTTGGGCTTCTGCTTCCCGTTCATCATGTCGTCCTCTTCGGGCTCCTTCTCCTTCTCGTCGTCGGCGGGCGGCCACGCCTTGGCGACGCCGTCGGCGTCCTCCACGCTGAACTGGACGCTGCCGACCATGCTGCCGGGGCCGGCCTTGGCGGTGAAGTTGGGGCCGAGCTTCTCGTCCGCGGGACCGCGGGCGTTGACGTCGGGCTCGGTGAGCATGTACGGCTGGGTGGGGACTGACTTGCCGACGAACACGGCGCCCTCACCGAGGACCTGAGCGAGGCCGTTGAGAGCGATGGCGCTCTTCCGGCTCACGACGGCCTTCGAGTCCTTGCGGACCTTCTCGAGGACGATGTGGGCCGCGGTCGCGACGGCGCCGTAGCCCTTCATGATGGCGTCGCCGTCCTCGCTCTTGAAGAGGAGGAAGTTGCGACCCGTGGCGGGCTTGTCGACGCCGTCCACGCGATCAACGTCGAGGTCCTTGAGCTCCTGAGCCTTTGCCATGTCGTGTCTCCCTTGGTTCGGGTTCGACAGGCGCTCTAGGCGCTCCGCGTGTCTACTACTCGGTACCCATCATATCACGGCTTTCGTTCGGTCTAGGTACTCCTATTTTTCACGGGAAGTCGGCGTCGAGCAGCACGAAGTTGACCGTCTTGCAGCGCCGGCACTTCACCTCGATCCGCCCGTGGTCCGGCACCAGGGGGACGCCGTCTCTCGCGACTCGCGCGAGGCCCTGCGCGGCGGTCGATCGCTCAGCCGGGGAGACCCACACGAACAGGAGCTTGCCGCACTTCCTGCCCTGCTCGTTCAGCCCGGAGCAGGTGTACATGACGCTGCCGCCCGGGCACTGTGCGCCGGTCAGCTGGGGGACGGCGTCGGCGGGCTGCGACGCCGTCATGAGCTCTTCACGTACCGGGACAGCGCGCCGCGGGCGGCCCGAATAGCGCCGAGGAGCTCCTGGTTCCCGTCCTTTTCCGCGTCCGACTCGTGCTCCTCGAGGAGCGCGTGCGCTCGGGCTGCGATCTTCGGGTCAATGGCTTGCCCGGCTAACGCCTTCGCCCCGTCCATCAGAAGGGCGGCGCCGTCCTTGTTGCCCTCCCGCCTAGCGTCTTCGGCGTTCTCCTGAAGCGCGGTGAGGTGATTTCTGACACTTCCGGACGCGGCAGGATTATTTCGCGCACCACCAGCACGACGAGCCTCGATCGCCGCCGCCCTGGCTTCGTCAGACCACGCCTTGCCGACCGGACTGAATAGCTCGTCCTTGCCGACGGCGGCGGAGCTTGGCCGGAAGGAGTCGGTCGGGTCGTGGATCTCCGCCGACACCACCGCGCAGTCACCGACCTCGATGACCTTGGGGTGCGGGGGATGTGGGCTTCCCGCCTTCTCGACGGGGGAGAGCCCGCCGAACCGCAGGAACGTGTCGTTGTACCTCATGCTACGGCCTCCTTCCGCGCGGCGCCCTGGAGCGAGTACCCGGTGAGGTTCCCGCTCTTGATCGCCTGCCACCCCTCGTCGTTCCACACCACACCGAGCATCCAGTCTCCGGGGCTGATCTCCTGCTCCGCGCCACTGACGTCCTTCACCTTGTAGGACGGTCCCCGGTAGATGTAGCTCTCCACCACCCGCCCCGCGCCGGCGGTGCCCGGCCTGTGCATGAGCCCGATCCGGTCGGCGCCCTTCGCCATGAAGCCCCAGGCGCTCTTCTCGAGCTCGTCCTCGCCCATCACGTCGCCGTGGAAGTCCGGCTCGGGCTTGCCGACCTTCGATGCGGGGTAGCACACCCCAAGCGTGTACCGCTTCTCCTCGCTCTTGACGACCGGCACGAAGGCCCGCTTTCGCAGGAGCTTGAGCGCCGCGTACGAGGGGACGGGCGCCGCGCTCCCGTTCTTCTCGGCGAAGTGGAAGTCCCGGCCAGCGCACTTGACGCGGTAGACCGTCCCGGCCTCCGTCTCCTCGACCGGCTCGAACTCCGCCCGGTACAGGTCGGCGGCCTTGAGCGCGGGGAGCAGGCTCTCGACGCTCCGAAGGAACAGAGACTTGACGGCCTCGAGCGACTTCTTCGGGAAGCCGATGACCGCCTGCACGCCCTCCGTCATCTCGATGGTCCGCATGCGCGCGTACTTGTCGGGGGCCCTCTGGAGGAGCCGGAAGCTCTCGCCGGTCTCCTCGACGTCGCCTGACTCGAACCCGTGGTCGCTCGCCCACGCCTTCGCCTCCGACGCCTTCGGGTACTTGTCCTTGCCGAAGATGAGTGTCTGGACCTCGCTGCCCGGGTTCTCCGCCTTAAACTTGGCGGAGGAGAAGGCGACGGACTTCCCCTTCGGGTCCTTGTTCGCCTCGACGGCGGCCAGCTGGCGGACCGCGTCCCCCTTGCTGTCGTGCGTACCGAGGATCTTGCCGCTCTCCGCGCGCACCTGCCACTTGCCCCCTTCGTGGGTTATGTACTTCTCGACGGCGCCCTTCTCGTGCTCTCCCACGCCGCGCTCTGCCGCCGCTGCCTCGAGCCTCGCGCGCACCCTCGCCTGGGTCGCCTTGGGGAGGTCCGTCTGCGACACGCGCGAGAGCGCAGCGCGGAGGTGGTCCAGGTCGACCGCCCCGCCCTCGTCCTTGTACGGGAGGTGCCGCAGCGAACGAGGCACCGTCTTACCCTGGTCGTCCTTGCGCCCGCCGGGCTCTATGTACGCGAACGAGCTGTCGGGCAGGTCGTTGATCTTGGCCGCGGACCACTCCGAGCGCTCTACGCTAACCGCCCTCGCTTCGGTTCCCATAGCCGCTCCTCAGTGCAGGAAAAACGCGACGCCCATGCCGATCGGGCCGAGGACGCCGAGGATCTGCGTGACCAGCATCCGCCGCTCCAGGCGCTCCATCTGCTTCTCGTAGAACACGATCAGCTCGCGCGTGTCCTGCAACGTCTTGCGCGACTCCGCCAGCACGAAGTCGACCCTGGCGTCCATCTCCTTCCGGAGCTCCTCGCGCGCGTCGGCCTTCGCCAGCGCCAGCTCCAGGAGCCGGTTCGCCGCGCGCATCTCCTCGACCTGCTTCGTCAGGAGGGCGTTCACCTCCCGTAGCGACCGGGCGTCGCGCGCGTCCTCGACGACCCGCTCAGCGACCGGCAGGTCGATCAGAAGCCCGTCGAACGGAGCGGGTGTCCCGGTCCGAAGTTCAGCTACGTTCTCGGACCACGCGGGCGCGGCTGCCAGGAAGACGAGCGCCAGGGACGCGACGAATGCCCTACCTGCGGTACAGCGCATCGAGCGCCTCCTTGGCCTCCCTGAGCGACCTCACGGGCTTCTGGTCCTCGCGGGCTGCGGTGGCGGCGTCTATCCGCGCCTGCAGTTCCAGGACGGTCGCCTGCCGCGCCGCCGCCTCCTGGCGGAGACGGGCGATGTCCGCCGAGAGCTGGCGGATCACGTTGCCCTGCTTCTCCCGGTCGCGGCGGAGCGTATCGATGTCCCGGACGGTCGTGTCGATCTGAGCGAGCCCCTGGCGCCCGGACCGCCACGCGCTGATCTTCGGCGCCAGCCAGACGTACCCGACCCCGACCAGGAGCGCGCCGCCGAGTATCCCCCACACCAGGGGCTTCCTCAGGAGAGGGACGATGAACGCGAGAGCGGCGCCCACGCTACCCGCTCTTCCTGAACAGCGAGACCGCCCACTCGACCGCGGACTTGACCTCGCCGCGGTAGGCGACGAGGAGGATCAGGGCGAAGATCAGCGCGACGTACCAACCCATAGCGGACCTCCCTCAGTTACTCAGCCAGCGATCGTACAGCGGACGCCACGAGAACATTATAACACTCGGATACCTCGTGTTCTCCTTGCACGCCCACTCCGCGCGGGAGGGGACCGACTTCCCGCAGAACGACTGGACGTTCCTGAAGTACCTCGTCGAGTCGCACCCGCCGGGCGCGCCGGCCGGAGGCGCGGCGAGGCACGCGGCTCGCTCGCGATTGACCCAGCCCGCGCCGCCGTTGTAGTCCGCCAGCATGAAGGCGAGTCGCTCGTCCCCCGCGGCGAAGGCGCGCCCGCGCCAGAGCCCGCGGTCGTACAGCACCATCGCACGGATCGCCCACCCCGGGTCGAGCGCGCAGCCGCCGCCCTCGCCGCACAGCACGCGGAGGTCCGGGTACTGCGCCTGCATGCCCGCCGCCGTCTGCGGCGTGAACTGAGCCAGGCCGGCGGCGAACCTCGACCTCGCCTCGGCGCGGAACCTGCTCTCCTGGTGGACCTGAGCGAAGAACGTCGTCGTGGGGGCCGACAGCCCCCAGTAGTACCCCGCCTCCCTGATGATGGCGCGCCGGTACTGTGCCGCCTCCTTCGGTATCCCCTTCGGGACCCCGGGGACGGTCACGTACGCAGGCGACAGCGGACCGGCCGCCGCCGACGCGGGAGACTCGGGGGAGCAACCGGCGAGGAGCCACGCGAGCATGACGGGGATCGCGAAAACAAGGCGGATCGCTATTCTCACGCCGGGCGCTCCTGGTCCCCGTGGGCGTACTCGGCTACGACTCCGCCGCACCGCGGGCAGCGGTGGATCTTCTCTCGCCTGATAGGGAACGACCCGGTCCACCGGCACCGCACGCACCGCTCCGTCGTCGCCCACTCGAGCGCCGTCACGGGGCGATCAGCCCGAGTGCGAGCATAGCGAGCAGGGCGAGCACTACCAAGGCGAAGATCAGCTGCGCGATGTGCCACCCCATGTCCGGACCCTTCTCACAGGGCGAGCATCGCCCCGACGACGAACGCAGAATACACGAGCCCGCGCGCCACGCAGACCGCGCCGAACGCAACGGCGGACGCCCAGCGCGAGAACGGGTCGCCGTTCCTCCGATCCTCGTCGATCTGGGAGCGACGGAGCAGGTCGCGCATGTCCAGGTACGGGAAGACCTGGGACCAGCCGACGTGCGCGACGACGAACCCCATAGAGCCGATCGCCGGGCGGTACAGCGTCCTGAGTGTCACCGACTCTTCGGGGAGCAGCCCGTAGGCCCTGACGGCGACGATCGCGAGGGCGAAGGCGAGCATCCACCGCACCCGCCAGGTCTCTCGTAGGAAGTTCTGGAACCTCACCATGGCTCGTCCTCCACCCCGCCATTATACGCCACCGCCGCGTCAGACCAGCCCGAGCAGCCGGCCCTCCTCGCCGAACAGCTCGTCCGGCTCCGCCGCACCGTCCCCTCGCAGCCTCGCTGGCGGGGCGACGACGAGTCCCACTAGGCAGACCGGCTCCGACATGGTCGGCCACGGGCGCCTCCGCTTGGGCAGCGCCACACCGCCGCCGGGCTGGGGCGGGAACCCGGGCCCGGGGGACGGCTGTGCCGTCGACGACCACTCCACCGGGATGGTCACCAGCCGCGACGTCGCCGCGAGCGACTCGACCGGGACGCCGAGCCTGCGGGCCATCAGCTCGACGATCGCCTCGACCGGCATGCTGAGCCGGCGGGCCAGTCCGACTAGCGACTCGACCGGGGCGCCCGCCCGGCGACCCGAGCCGGAGAGCGACTCGACCGGGATGCCGAGCTTCCGGGCCAGCCCGACGAGGGACTCTATGGGCACGCCTAGTCTGCGCGCCATCCCCGCGAGCGACTCGATCGGGATGACTACCCGCCGGTCGGGCCCGGCGAGCGACTCGACCGGGACGCCGATCCGGCGCCGGACGGTCAGGTCGTAGTAGGCGGCGAACGGGAGGTCCGCGAGCGTCGCCACTCCGGAGGACGACAGCATCCCGGGCGCGACGTCCCAGGCGTCGTCGTTGCTGACCGACGGCGCCGGGTGCCATATCTGGAGGAGCGTGAGGAGGGTCACGCCGCCCTCCGGCTACAGGATCTCTCGGAACGACAGCTCCGCCAGGACGTTCGGCGTCCCCGCGACGGCCTGAGCGCTCAGGATCAGGACGTCCTGAGTGCCGAAGAAGGCGGTGCCCAGGAGGAGGGACGGGTTCAGCTTGGTCTCCGCCAGGCGCACCTGCGACGAGAGGTACCCGGAAGAGCCCTGGAACCCGCCCGTGACAAGGTTGGTCGCCACCCCGTAGGCTACCTCGATGCTCGTGTCGTCCACCCCCACCCAGACCAGGGCGGTGCCGGCCACCACCGGGTTCATCCGCATCTCCCAACGGATGTTGGCGTTCACCGTGGTCGTCAGCAGGTTCATGCCGTCCGGCACCACCGTCGCGGCCCGCCCCGCCTTGAGGCGCACCGCGATGAGCGCCTGCACGCCCGACGCTGGCAGGGTGAGCGGCGTCACGCCCATGTCGACGCTGTACGTCAGACCCCTGTCCGTGCTGCCGCCCTCGACGACCACCGTCGAGCATATCTGGATCGCCGACCCCGCCCCGCCGGACGACAAGACGTCGTACCGCAGCGGGAGGTTCGGGCTCAACATGTACGCGAAGGCGTTCCCCGCGACGTTCGCGTGGTCGAACGCGTGCACGTACACGATGCGCCCGCCGATGATGAAGCCGAACCGGACTCGCCCCGTACCGAGCCACTGGAAGTCGATGATGAGGATCTGCGTCGCGTCCAGGTCGAGCGTTACGCCGGACGGCCCGGTCCCGTCGAGCGGGTCCAAGTTCCACGCCGCCTGGGCGGCCGTCTCGGTGACCGCGGCGGCGTTCATGATGTTCATGGAGATCCCCGTCCCCGTGACCTCCAGGAACAGCCCGGTTATCCCGTCGAAGTAGCCGACGCGCTTCCTCACGTTGGCCTGCTGTGAGAAGAGGCCGGACATCATGATCAGCTGGCTCTTGCCCGCCTGGTAGTTGAACCGCATGTGCGTCTGCATGACGGCGGAGTCGACGCCCCCGGTCACCGCCAGCTCGACGTGCGAGTGCGCCGCGTCGTACGTCACCGTCCCGCCTCCGACGAGCGTCTCGTCCCAGAAGAGGGGCTGCTTGTCCGACAGGAACTTCCCGTCGAACAGCGTGATGGGCGCCGCGACGCGCATGAGCCCGAACTCCGACATCAGCTCCGAGGTCGGCAGGATGTCCCCGCGCTCGTTGGCGATGCAGACGACCTGCTGCTCGACCTGCAGGGCGTTGCGCGTCACCTCGACCACGCGGACGCGCTTGCCCGTCGAGTCCGGGAGGATCCTGACGACCTGCTCTGCCATGGCTACGCCTGCGGCTCGGCCTGCAGCGGCGCGACGTCCTCGTGCGCTGTCGCGACCGCCACCTTCCCCGCGCCCTCGAGCGCCTCGAGCAGGACGAGCGAGCGCCGGGCGTCCATGATGCGCCCCGCCCCCTTGGCGCCGTCCTCAACGACGCCCTTCACGACGTCGCGGAACAGGTCCCACTCGGCCGTCTCCAGCACGAGGTCGGAGCCCGGCGTCGCCAGCTGGCGCCCGACCACCTGCCCGGCGGCGCTCTTGACCTCGACGCTGACCGCGTCGAGCGCGTCGTAGACGCGGGCCGCGGCCCGGAGGTTGCGCACGCCGGTCAGGCCGCGCTCCCCCGCCTGGAAGGCGGTGTACAGCTCGGCGAACAGCTGGGGCGTCTCGATGGGCATCTTCATCATGGCTCCGTGCCTCCTCGTGGGTTTGACCAGGTAGAGGTGCCGCTTCTTCATTGCGCTAGGACGCCGGCCCGAGCGCCGACACGTGCAGGTTCCCGTTCGCGTCCGCGATGACGTACTTGTCGCCGGCCACGAAGGCGCCGAGCCCGCCGAGCCGCACGCCTCCCGTCACGACCCACAGCGCGTACATGTTCGTCGCCCCGGTCGGGGCGTCCTCGATCTTGACCGTGCTGGCGCTTGTGGTCCCCGTCGCCGCTGCGAACTCGCGGAACCGCGCCCCGATGGCGTCCGTCACCGTCGCGGCGCCCGCGGTGATTCCGGGGATCACCTCGAAGCCGACCACGACCGCGTGCACGCCGCTCCCGGCCTCAATAAGGTTCGGGTTGAACTGCGCGCCCTTGATGTCCGCTCCCGCTATTCCGGTGAGGTCGGATGTCATTGTAAACCCGCGAGTCAGCGCCGAACCTGTGAAGGCGCCCTTGAGCGTGATCTGGTCGTTGACGCTCACCGCTCCACCGATGGCGTGCGGGCCCGCCGTGCCGACGACGAACTGGCCCGCGGACCCCAGCGACACGTAGGCGTCGGCGCCGCCGTTGTTCTGGAGATATATCGCGTTGTCGCCGCCGATGTACAGGTCGAGGAAGTTTGCCGCGTCGCTCCGAACGCTCCTCAGCCCGCCGGCGACCGAGTTGGCGGACTGCTTGATCCAAACCCGCGCCGCGGCGGCGCCGCCGGCCCCGAGGTTCGTCGTCAGCGTCAGGGCGTTGAACGTCGGGCTGCTCGCCGTCGTCAGGCCCGCGACGTCAGCCTGGGCGATGACCAGGCTCGCCTTGAAGCTCGCATACGTCTGCGAGGCGAGGTTCTTACTCCCGTCCGTGACCACGGGGACGGACGCCGTGAGCCCCGAGAGCAGAACGCTGACGAACGTGGGCGTCGAGGCGGTCGTCAGCCCCGCCACCGCGGCCTGGTTCAGCGTCGCCCACGCGGGAACCGCCCCGGTCACCCCCGCGAGGTACTCCCCCGCCGCGCCGGAGGCGGCGAGCTCGCCGATCGTGTCGGCGGCCGTCGCCACGGGCAGGCGGAACGCCGTCGCCGCGTTCGGCAGGACGAGCGTGGACCACGCGAACATCACCCCGACGCCCGCCGCCCTGATGAACTTCCCGGCCGACGGAGCCGCGAGACGCGCGAGCGTCGTCGTCGTGTCCGCCTGGAGCAGGTCCCCGACCACGTAGACCGCGTGCCCGGTACCGCCACTCGCCGGGACGAGGGGGTTCGTCAGCGTCAGCGCGGCGAACGTCGGGCTGTCGGTGGTCGCGAGGCCCTGGGGCGTGCTCGGGACGACGGTGATGGCCACGGCTACGTCACCTCCGCGCCGTCGAGGGAGATGGTCAGGCCGACGTCGCTCGCGTGGGCGACAATCTTGCCGCCCTCCTCGAGGACGTGGACCGAGTCGTCGACCGCCATCCCCCTCCCGGGGACCAGCAGGTCGCGCATCAGCGCGTACTCGTCCCCCACCACCTGCCCGCTCGGCACCTTGTAGACGGTGACGGACAGCGCCGCGGCCGTCGTGTTGCAGACGGTGATCGCCCGCAGCGTCATCGTCGTCGCGGCCGGACACGTGTAGATGGTCTGGTCAGCGACGGTCAGTGCCGCCTGGCCGCCGTCCCGCGGGGTGACCGGCATCAGATGGACGTCCCGGTAAGCGCGACCGTGTACGTCGTGTTCTGCGCGGGCGCGTCGGCCGGGAGGGACAGCTTCAGCCACGTCCCCTGCGCCTGCCCCGCCCCCACGACGCTCCCGACCGCGGGCTTGTCCGCGCTGCTGAACGCGCCGACCCCCGCCGAGGGCGCGACCTGCCGGCTGTTCCCTGCGCCGTTCGTGCCCGACCCGTCGAGGGTGGTCTCGAGGGCGAACTCTATGTCCGCCCCCGGGTCGTCGTACTCCGACACCACCGCCTCCAGCAGCGCGAGGGTCGCGTGCTCGTTGCTCAGGAACACCTTCTCGTAGTACGTCTTGGCGACAAGCGGGTCCGACGACGCCGCGTAGAACGGGCGGCGGACCTCGAAGACCTCGAACGGCAGCTTCGGGAAGTACGCGCCAGCGGAGAGGCGGAACGTCGTCGTCCCGTCGGGCGGCGACCCGCCCCAGGCGCGATCCACGACCGCCACGCGCGACGCCCCCGTGTACCGGACGACCTTCCGGATGCGGCGCGCGCCGTTCGTCTCGCGTAGTACGAGCCCGCGGTACGCGTCGTCGACCGGCGAGGCGCCGACGGGCAGAGTGGCGGAGGTGAGGCCGCCGGCCGACAGGGTCCCGGACAGCACGGCGGTCGCGGCCTCGAGCGCCACGTCCCCGGCGCAAGTGAGGTCCTTGACCGCCTTCAGGATGCGCTCGACCACCGTCGCGTCGGACACCACCGCCTGGCCCGCCAGGGCGATGGAGAGCGACAGGGCGACGCCCGTCGCGTCGCGGTACGCCACGTCGACGGACTGCGTCACGTCGGCGGCGCTGGAGCTCACCGCCTGCAGGGAGTCGCTCCCCACGTCCACGAACTCCACGGTCCGCGTTCGGTCGACGGCTCCGCCTATGTCGAGGACGGAGTCGTCGTCGGGCATCACGGCGCTGCCGTAGCAGTTCAGGTCCCCGGTCAGTACGCTCACGCGGACGAGCCCTCACGGATCTTTCGCCACTTGCACGGGCCGGTCGGCGCGGTCCGCAGCGCCTTGTCGGCGTTGAACATCTGCTCGTTCAAGAGTCCCGGGACGTTAGGGTCATCCGGGTTCGGGTCGAAGAAGACGGCGACGTCCCTGACCCACGCGAGCATGACGGTGCCGCTCCCCCGGTCGTACATCTTCAGGACGACGCCCACGACGGCTCCAGTCTCGTCCTGCGTGAGCATCGGCTGCGTCGCCACGACGGGCCAGGACGCCAGAGCCGATGCGGAGACGCCAGGCGGGAGGCACGCGCCCCCCTCGGCGGGCGGCGACGGGAAAGTCACGAACAGCGCGAGAGCTACAGCGACGGCAGCGATCGTCTTCATGGTGGTCTCCTCCTCATCCTGTCTAGTATACCGCGGTGTCAGCCCCGCGACTCCGCGTAGACGAGCCGCAGGACGCGCACCTCCCCGTCAACTTCTATCTCCCCGTTGACGTACATGTCGAACTCCTCGCCCCTCGCGCCGTCGAAAACCGCCTCACCGAGCTCAATTATCGGCGCCGGACCGCACGTCCCGTCGAAAACCGCCTCACCGAGCTTCGTCACAGCGCGGAACCACGTCGGCGCCCCGGACCGGAGCCCGGGGACGGACTCGACCGCGCGGGCCGTCGCCCTCCCGTGGTTCGCCGGCTGGAACGCCGGGGAGCGCAGCCTCACGACCGCGAGGGGTACTTCCTCCTCCGCCTGGTCGACCAGGTCGTCAGCACTCTCCGGGCGCGCGCCGTCGTACAGGAGCAGGTACCCACCCCCGAGAAGCGCGCAGGCGGCGTCCGCCTTCGCGTTGAGGCACCTATCGCTGAACCTGGGGGACCTCACGGTTCCCTCCCGCGGCAAATCAGACAGCTCTCCGAGTCGTGGTTGAGCGGGCTCCGCCGCCCGTCCCGCCTGATCTGCCAGAGGAACCAGGCGACTGCGGCTAGCTCCGCGGCGACGAAAATCAGGTACGCCAGCATGATATACGTCACCGCAGCCTCCTGAGGAACCCGCCCGGGTTCCACGTCACCAGGAACGACTCGAGGCTCCGGTCCGCGGCAAACTCGGGGTGCGCGGGGAGCCAGTTCTTGACCGCCTCGTACGGCCCGGGACTCGGGCCCGCGTCCAGCCCGTGGTGGCAGATCCCATCCTCCACGATCATGAGGCTCCCCGGCGTGACGAGCGGGGAGTACAGGTCCAGCACGCCGACGGTGTTCGCGTACGTGTGCGAGCTGTCCTCGACCACCATCACGACCCGCGCGCCGACCACCATGTCGCGCACCTCGGCCACGACGCGGAGGTCTGTCGCATCTCCCTCCACGAACATGACGCGCCTGTGCACCGCGTTGGCCCTGGCGCGGCTGGTATCCACGTCGACGCCGATCACAACGCCCAGCCCTCCCACCACGTCCAGGGTGTGCGCGAACCAGAGCGTGGATCCCCCCGCGAGCACTCCGACCTCCACGACCACGTCCGGGCGAAGCGCGTGGACGACCTCCTGGTACACCCACAGGTCGAGCGGGTTCTTCTGAATCGGGATCCCGTGGTACATGGAGCGCTTCTTGATGCGGCGCTGCATGACCGCCAGCGCGTCGCGCAGCGGGATGCCTAGCGCGTCCTCCATGTAGGGGGGCGGCATCAGTCGATCTCCTCCTCGTCCACGTACAGGATGCGGTGGTTCTCGTCCCGCACGACCGTCTTCCTCACCTTGCGGGGCGCCCTCGGCTCCGGCGCCACCTGCGGACCGCCCACCCCCAGCGCCGCGGCGACGGCGCCCGGGAGCGCCCCTATGGCGCGCTCGAGCGCGACAGCCACCTGATCTATCCGCGGCGGCGACACCTCCGCGGGTACCTCCTCCGCCTCTTCCGCCGCGGGCGACCACGCGGGCAGGCCCTCGCACCCGCACCCCGTCGCCTTCCGCTTGAACCCCATCGGGGGGAGCCCGTGCTTCTCGGCGAAGTCGCGCGACCGCTTGAGCAGCTCCGTGATGGACATGTCGACGCGGTGAATGGGGACGCTAATCTCCGCGTCGGAGTCGGACGCGTAGTCGAGCCCGACGGTCGCCGCCCAGCGGTGGTGCCCGTCCACGATGTAGTTGTCCCGGCTGACGAAGAGCGGCTCCGCGCGGGCGACCTTGTCCGGATTCGAGCGAAGGAAGCCCATGATCCCCGCGACCTTCACGCCGTTCAGCTCCGCCTGCGACGCGCGAAGGTGCCCCGGCTCCTCGGTCTCCGTCTTCACCCCGACGCCCTCATTGCGGAGGCTCTCGAGGAACGCGGGACCGATGTCGACCTCGCCCTTCGCGTTCTTCGGGAGCCCATCCGCCGGCGAGCCCGGCGTCGGCTTCCCGGAGAGCTGCGGCATCTGGAGGCGCTTGATACCCAGGCCGCCAGCGCAGAAGATGTTCGTCCCCTTCACCGACACGTTGCACAGGTCGTACTTCGGCGCCTGCTCGCCCTTCGCCTCGGCCTCCCTCGCCTTCTCGGCGAGACGATCCAGCAAGGTCGACACCTGGCGCGGCTGGCTGAGGACGACCCGGCGCCCCTCGCCCAGCGCGCGGGCGGCCTCCTCTACGTCGTCGGTCTCCACGGTGCGGGCGGAGACGTCCACCCCGCCGCCTCCGGACGTCCAGCGCCCGTCCTCGTCTCGAGGCTGGTCCGCGCTGTACTTCTCGACGTCCCAGACCTTCTCGACCATGTCCTTCTCGGTGAGGTACAGCGGCGTGTCCTCGCCCTTCTCCCACCACGACTTGAAGCCGACCAGCTCGTCGGCGAGGTCCGGGTCGGCGAGCATCGCCGGGTCGAAGTGCACCGCCCGGTCGTCGAGCATGACTCGGAAGTCCGGGCTCTTGACGTTCGTCACCGCGCCGGTGGGCCAGCCGTGAGTGCGGAGCCACTCTCGCACCTCCTCGGCGGGGCGCGCCGTGAAGACCACGACGGGGACGCCGCGCCCCACGAGGTGCTGCACGAGCGTGCGCATGCGCGGGTTCTCGGTGCCGTCGGCGTCGACCGTGCACGTCCCGTCGAAGTCCACAGCGACCACGTCGCCGGACTTGGCGACCTTCACGAGGGCGTCGAACGTGTCGCCGAACCTCAGGTCAGCGCCGGGGTCCGCCTCGAGCTCGGCGCGCTTCGCCTTCCAGCGTCGGCGCGTTTCAGCGCGGGTCTCCTCCCTGGTCCGGCGCATCCTCCCGCCGGCGAGCCAGTGGGGGGCGCCCGGGCTGTTGCCTTGGTCGAAGTCGAAGGCGAAGTCTGTCATGTCGTACCTATCCCCTTCTCCGCGAAAGTCCTGCCGAGCGCGGACACCCCGGTACGGCGGGTGCGGGGGAACGGTATATTCCCGCCGGTCGGCGCGAGGGTGTACCAGGCGTCCCACGCCTCCAGCGGGGCGCCCATGACGACAACCTCCTGCTCCTCGTGGATGTTCTTCCCGTAGGCGGGCAGGGAGAAGATCGCCTCATTCGGGACCAGGGCGCGCACCACCACTCGGGTCGGCGTCGCCATGGGCTCTACGTTCACTCCGTTCCAGCTATTCGCGAGCGTCGACTTCGTGGTGAAGGACTGCAGCGCGTTGGCCGACAGCGCCTTCCCGGACGATTTCGTGTACACACGGCGGTACGTCACCGGATGTCCCGACGAGCTCTCCCCGGGAACGGACATGCCGCTATCCGCCACCTCATCTCCGGGTCTCATCAGACCACGGTACAGGAGCATGCCGCCGAGCTTCCCGCCCTTCTCGTCCTTCGTGTTCGCGAGCGCCCACTGCGTCGCCTCCCACTGCGCCCGCACGTACGCCTTCGCCACTTTCATCGCGTCCTGCGGGTCCATCCTCACGTCGGATCCCGAAATGCTCAGCCCTCCGGGAGGCGCGCCTCGACCCGCATCCCACGTACCGAACTCCTCCTTGATCGCCCGGCGGAGCAGGGACCCGATCGGGTTGCCAGACGACCCCTTCCACCCCTCCCACAGCTCGTCCGCGACCGCCTGCGGGTCCGCGTCTATCCCCCTCTCCTTGAACAGCTCAGCGGCGCGAGAGTTGACCATCGAGCGCAGGAGCAGCCTCGTCTTCTCGTAGTCCTCGCCGTCGGCGATCGTCTTGACATTCTTCGGCATGCGGACGATCCCAGCCTCGTCGCCCGCACCGTCCTCCTTCGAGCTGTCGGGGGCCTCAGCGTACTTGTCCTCGTCGCTCATCTGGGACCACTGGTCGTCCAGGAACTCGTGCACGGACTCCTCGAGGTAGTCAGGCGGATCTTCGTGGTCGATGCGCCTCTGGACCTCCTCCTCCCACGCCTTATTGACGTCGGCCGTGACGGCGTGCGTCTCGCTGTCCCACTCCCGCGTCATGCGCGCCCGCTGGCGCTCGCGATAGGCCGCGATCTCCTCCGGGGTCGGCGGCGGGACGCCAGGCAGCTCGGGCTGCTTCTCCGGATCATCACCGCCCGCGAGGAAATTGGCTGGCGCGTCATCGACGTGGACCAGGCGCCCGGCTATGTACTCCTCCTTGATAGCCTTGTTCCAGTCCGCCGCGTCCATCGCCCTCGGGTCATACTCCTTGATCGTGGCGTCCACCGACTCCGCGGTGAACCCGTAGTCCGTGAGGGCCTCCTTCAGGCCCTCATACCGCCAGTCGTCGCGAGTCAGGGACATCGCCTCCTCGATCTCGGAGGGGAGCCCCTCCCTCCAGCTCTCCACCTCGGCTTCATAGGAGCTGGAGTAGTTGCCTTCCTTCCATGCTTGCTCGGCTTCCGCCTGCGCCGAGCTGCTCAAGCTGTCCCAGTTCTGCGCTACATGTCCGGAGACCTCCTCCCCCTCCAGCGTCTTCGACAGCGCGTCCATGCGCGGGACCGCGGCCTTTCGCTCCTCGACGAGGCGGTGCAGCATCTCGACGTCCTTCTGACCCTCCTCGTCCCGCACCTCGGGGCGCCAGCCGAGCTCCGCCTGGACGACCCGCATGGCTTCGGGGTCACCCGCGTGCGGGGCGCCGCCGGCGTCCGTCCACTTCCCGTCCTCGTCCCGGGGATGCTCGGACTCGACGTACTCCTTCGCCACGCGGGAGCGGAGGGCGAAGATGCGCCGACCGGCACCGTCGGGGTGGAGCATCGCGTACTCGCGCTCCGGGGCGAGGGGGGCGAACGAACGCGGAGCGGCCCAGCCGACGGACCACTTGCCCATCACGTCGGGACTGCGCCCCCGCTCCACCAGGTAGAGAAGCGCCCGGTTGCGGGAGTCAAACACGACGGCCTGTGAGCTGATCTCCATCATTCCCTCGTCGGGCGCGGCGAGCTAGCGGTAGCGGCGACGATCCACGCCTTGAACTTCTCGCGCTCCTCCGGCGTCAGAGCCTCCACGTTCCCCACGCTCTCCTTGCCGAAGCGGTTCGTCGGTCGACCGCTGAACGCCGTCGCGAAGTCCTCGGCGAACAACTCCTCCGGCCCGCCCCACGAGCGCCCCCCGCCGGTGTCCATGCGGAAGCGCTGCGCTCGGTCCGGGCTGGCCGCCAGGGCGGCGTGGTCCTTCTCGAAGGCCCGAACCGCGTCGCCGGGCGTGTAGTTCGGGTCGTCCCACTTGCCGGCGTCGCTCCGCCTCCCGTACCCGCGGATAGCCGAGTACACCGCCTCGTGGCCGAACTCGTGGAGCACCGTCTGCCTGGCGTCCTCGGCGCGCGACGACGCCTGTATCGTGATGATCCCAGTATACTCCGGCATTTCAGATCCGCCGCGCGATCCCGCCTGGTCGAGGGACATGAAAGTCGTCAAGAGCACGAGCGGGCGGACGTCGTCGATCGGGGGGAGCCCCTTTAGGTCCTGCGCGATGTCGGCCAGCTCCTCGTCCGTCCACGACGGCGACTCGGGGTTCGCACCGCCGCCAGCCCACTCCACGGCGCCGGTCGAGTAGTACCCGCTGCCGGACGCGACGCGTTCGTACCCCTTCCCGTCGGTCCGGGAGTTCCCGAAGTCCAGATACGGCTCGCGGTAGTACTCCCGCAGGCTCGCCCGCCAGTTCCGCACCGACTTGTCGTCGACCGTCCTCGCCGCGCTGCTCAGGGCGTCGTGCTCGTTGAGCAGCATGGTCGCCTGGACCGCCGCCCTGTTCGGCAGAAGCGTCGCCTGCCCGGCTTGGATCCCATATTGAGCGATGACCTCGTTCAGCTCGTCGCGCGCCGCGAGCCCCGCGGTCGCGATGTGCCCGGCCGCCTCGAAGCGGTTCTTCGCCTTCGCCGCGGCGTCGAGGGCCGCCCCCCTCCGAGCCCACGCCGCGTGGGTCGAGCGCTGGAGGGCTTCGTACGCACTCCGGGACTCGAACGTGCCCCCCCGCTCCCCGAGGGCTCCGCCCGCACCCGCGGACGCCGCCCCGCCGCCGGCGTCGGTCCACTGTCCCTGCTCGTCCCTGGGGTGCTCCGCCTCGTCGTAGTCCTTCTCGACGGGCGCGGGGCGCAGCCACCGCACCGTACCGTCAGCCTCGTGCACCTCGCCGCGCCCGTCCGGGCCGATCACGACGACTCTCTCCGCGGCCTTCGACGCCGCCGTGGTGACGGGGGGCGCGACGTGGGCGCGGCCGGCCTTCATGACCTCGTGGTGGAACGCCTTCCACTCCTTGAACATGGGGGAGTCGAACGTGTCGAGGCCCCACCTCCTCGTCTGCGCGCTGATCTCCGCGAGCGTCTCGTTGACCGCCGGCATGGATGCCGCGTCCCCGGCCTCGTGGGCGGCCCACCAGGCAGCCGCGTAGGGGGAGACGCGCTTCCCCGTGGCGACCCACTCGCTCTCCATCAGCTCCCGGTACGCGTAGGCGAGCGGGTACTTCTCCTTCAGCAGCGGGTGTATCCGATCGTCCGCCGGGCTGAGGTACGGCCAGTTCTTCGTCTCCTTCGGCGTCAGACCTGGCGGAGGAGGCACCCCCCCGGCCGCGGCGGTGGCGATGTCCCTCACGGCGTCGAGCTGCTTGTCGAGCTCCGGCTTCGCCGCGTGCCACAGCCCGTGGGACGCCTCGTGCACCGCGATCTGCTCGGCGCCCTCGCGCGGCTCCTTGTCTATGTAGATCACGACCTGGTCCGTCCGCGGGTCGTAGTGTCCGCCCTCGATGAACTCCTTCCCGCCGACCGTGAACTTCGGGCCGTTGCCCGCCCGCGTGACGACCTGCCCGTTCCACCCCGACAGGTGCGCGACGTTCTCGACGTACCTATCCTGCTCGGGGTTCGCGTAGTCCCCCTCGGGTCGCTCGGTCCACCCGCGCCATTCAACGTCGGTCGCGCCGCTCGCGGATCCGCCCGCGTCCGTCCACCTACCCGACTCGTCCCTGGGGTGCTCGCTCTCCTCGTACGCCTTCTCGACGCCGCGCCATCGGAGGTCGTCGTGGTAGTCCAGCCCGTGCGCCGCCGCGAAGGCGCTCAGCCGCTCACGCTCCTGATTGTACATGCTGTAGCCGGGTTCGTCCTTGTGCTGCTCGTAGTACGCCTGGCGCTCCTGATACGTCGGATGCAGGGTCGCGTCGAGCCACTTGGTTCGCTTCCCCAGCTTCACGTACAACGCCGGGTCGTTCCGCTTGTGCAGCAACTCCAGGCGCCCGTCCGCCATGATGATGGCGTCGGTGCGCGCCCCGGTGTCCTGGAGGAAGCTCTTGATGTCCCTCGAGTTGAGGGGTTGGAAGTCCTCCAGAGTGGCGGGGTCGTGTCCCGAGTCGGCGGAATGGCTGTGAACGGTCGTCACCTCGCGCCGGTCCGCGATCTCGCCCTGCCTGTTCCAGGCGTACACCTTGCCGTCGCGGGTCAGGACGAACGCGTTCTCCGCCGTGCGCCCGTGCGCCGCCCTGCCCGGGACCGCCTCGACCGCGCTCGCGACGCCGGCCCTGATATGCTCCACCGCAGCCCCGCCGCCCTCGCTCCACCTGCCCGACTCGTCGCGCGGGTGGAGCGACTCGTCGTACGCCTTCTCGACCTTGGCCTTCCCGACCTTGCCGTCCAGGTAGTCGAGCGCTTCCTGCTGTGTCGCAGCGGCATAGCTCTTCGATTCTCCACCCTTCCGCTCCACGTCGAAGCGATACCACCGCCCGCCCGCGTACCGCTCCACAAACGATCGAGCGCCCGCTATCGCGGCGGCGTTGCCGTCCCGGAAGTGTAGCCCAAAAATAGGTCGCCTACTCCCCGAGGCGTCCCGCTCCGCGGTCACGCGCACGTACCCCTCGTCCAGCATCTCGGGGCCGCCGCTAAAGCCGAGGTCGTGCGCGTGCTCGACGTGCATGCGCCCCTCGTTCTGCAGCAGATCCCCGGTCGCCGGCTTCAGCCACCCGTTCGGGTCGTTCCGTGTCGCGCTCGATGAGCCGGACCACTGGCCCTGCTCGTCTCGAGGCTGGTCCGCGCTGTACTTCTCGACGGAGCCGCCGACGCGGGCGCCGCGGCGCTGGAAGATCGCCTCGTAGGGGTTGACCCGCGGGTGCTCCTTGTCCTCGACGATCCTCCCGCCCTCGAGGCGCCCGACCACGAAACGGTGCCCCCCCACGACGCCGGGACCGACCGAGAAGCTGTCCCCGTCGCGGTCCTTGTCGACCCACTTCCCCTCCTCGTCCCGAGGGTGCTCCGACTCGTCGAATGCCCCGCCTCCACCGGCACCACCGATGGCCACCACGTGAACCATAGCGTCCGCACTCGACTCGAACACCCTCGACGACACCGGACCGCCCCCGGAATGGACGTCCTCGGCGTCGACGACGTACTTCCCCATCGCGGGGCGCTGCGCGATCAACTTCCTCGCGTTCTCGGCGCCCGCGGGGTTCCCCGCCGCGAAGCTCAGCATGAGCGTCGGGCGCGTCGAGGCGTACCTGAACTGGGACCAGCGCACCCACCCGGCTCGATGAGCCTCGAGGATCATGTCGCGCCCAGGACGAGTGCCAGCGGGACGCTGCGCGGCGGGCAGCGACTTGAGGAAGTCCTCGTGTTCCATATCGGGATCCATGCGCAGCACGGTCCCGTCCGCGGTGACGAACCCGGCGTCCACCCGCTGCGACTTGGCGACCGTCAGCGGGATGCCTATCCCCTCCGCCTTGTTCGCGGGACGCGAACGCCGCGGCTTCCTGAACACGCCCTGCTCCGGCGCGAGGATGCCGGCGGTGCCGGACGTGCCGAAGACGTCCTTCTCCACCTCGTCCCACACCGCCTTGCGGATCGCGGACAGCGGGAGCCACTGGCGCCCCGTGCCGGGCTCCTTCGTGGCGCCCAGGCGCTCGAGGAGCGAGTGAACGCCGGGGTTGACGGCGACCGCGGTCAGGTACGTGTAGCCGTGCTCCCGCAGCCACTTCACGCTCCCGACCAGGGCGCGGCGAGTCTCGACGGGGTCGGGCTCCTTGTCGTACCCCATCCAATCGGGCGTGGGGCTGTGCCGGGCGATGGAGACGTTCGCCGCTTTGCCCGGCCGCGTGGGATCTTCCGCCGCAGGCCCGCTCCCCGGAACGGGATAGTCGCCGATGTACACGTGGGTCCGCCCCACCCGGAGCACGACGTCGCCCTCCTCGCCCTCCTCGGCGGGGCGCTCAATGACGTCTCGCTCCTCCGTCAGGCCGAAGCGCTCGCGGACCTGTCGCAACTTCGTCGCGACTTTGTCGCGAGTTATGCCCTCGAGCGGGACCGCGGCGGTGGAGTGCGTGCGCCCCTCCGTCATCATCGCGTACTTCGGCTTGCCGTCCGCGCCCTCCTGGACGCCGTTCCACGTCGCGCCGAGCTCCTTCGCCCAGCGCTCGGCGCTCGCCTCGGGGTCGTCAGTGACCGCGGTCCCACCTCCGCCTCCGCCCTCGGTCCACCTCCCCGACTCGTCCCGCGGGTGCTCGCTCTCGTCGTACTTCTCGACGATCCGATTGGGGTTGAACCTCGCGCGCTTCGCGTGGTACGCCTTGCCCGATTCGAGGCGGCTCACGTACTTCGCTGGGACGCTCCCGCCCAGAATGACGGTGTGGACCGACATGCCCGACTCCGGCTCCTCCGGCGAGTAGTCGTCCAGCTCGACGGCCGCCGCCAGGGCGCCCTTCAGCTCGTACGCCACCACGTCGGGCTCCTGTGAGGCGTACGGCTTCACGCCGTCGCGAGCCATCGCGGCTACGTCAATCTTGAAGACGGCCGGACCGTACGACCCCAGCTCCGTCTCCTCCACGTCACTCGTCGTGAACACCGCGGCTCCCACCCCGCGGTTGGAGAGCCCGCGCGTCCGGCTGCTCGCCTCGATGCCGTCGCTCTCGATCCCCGCCGCGTTCTCCTCGTCGGTGGCGTGGTACACCTCGCCGCCGGACGCCCAGAAGTCGTCGTTGAACTGGTCTTGATAGTCCGGGTAGAAGTCCTCGGGGTCGGTCCGGTCGACCCACTCCGCCTTCTCGTACACTGACGCGAAGCGGTCCGCGCCGTTCCACTCCACGACGAGGTCCGATGTGACGTACAGGTTCGGCACTGCCTCGCCCCTGATCTTGAGCGGGCGCGCGCCGTAGTGCGAGAGCGCTGCCTGTATCCGCGCCGGACCGTCCGCGTCGTCGATGTCGCTCTTCGCGTCCGTGAAGTCGTCCGACGACGCGCCTCCTGACTCGGTCCACTGTCCCTGCTCGTCCCTGGGGTGCTCCGCCTCGTCGTACTTCCTCACGGGACCGCCGCGGGCCTCCAGGACACGCTGCTTGAACCGCTCCATCGGCATGGGGACGATCGAGCCGAAAGCCCTCGAACCGTCGTCGCGCGACGCCAGGTACGCCGCCTTCGCGTCCGCGACGCTGGCGAAGCCGAGCATGACCTTGTCCTCGTCGTACTCCCCCGTCTTCGGGTCGTTCTGCCGCACGACGTAGGCGCTCGCCGCGTCCTCGACCGGGCCGACGAAGCAGTCGACGTGGTCCCCGTCGGCGCCCTCGGTCAGGAGGATGTACCCGTAGTGGTGGGGCATCTTCGTCGCCCCGTCGCGCCCGGTCAGCGGGTCGTGCCAGTGGCGGAGCGCACCCCGGCGCGTCTCGACGCTGACCGGGATCCCCTGGAACTCGGTGCGGAAGTCGAGCTTTCGACCCTTCGCGGTCGCGCGCGCCGGCGCCATCAGATGATCTCCTCCTCCGCGGTCCACTCGGCCGGGTCGATCGCCTTCTCCGCCCACCCCTTCTTGAACGGGTCCGGGTAGTGCGTCTGCGTGAGGTCGAACACCTCGGCCAGGCGCGGCTGCCCCTTGTGCTTCGAGTACCCCAGCACGGAGTCGTAGCCCGCCTTCCTCAGCGCGTGCGCGGCGATGTGCTCCTGGATCGCGTACGCGTGCAGGTTGCCCTTCCCGCTGTGCTCGATGATCGCGGCGGCCATCCCCGGCTCGCCGCCGTACTTTTCCAGGACGCCGCGCACTCTCCGCTCGAGGTCGTCAGACGAACCGCGAGCTTGCTCCCCCCACAAGCGGGGCATCGCGTGCTGCAACACGTCCGTCCGCATCCTCTCATACGCGCCCTTCCCCTCGACCGCGTCGTACGCCTTCACCACCGCGTTCCCGCCGGTGCTCGCCCGCACCACGAACGGGTTCCGCAGCGTCACGCGCCCCTCGATCTTCATGGTGCCGCCGTATCCCCCCGACTCGGCGGGCTTCCCCGTATAGTGGCGCCCCCACGGCGACTTGTGCTCAGGCAGGAAGAAGACGCCCGTGCGCACGGACAGCTCGCCGGACTGCCCGGGGTCCTGGTAGCGGGAGACGTCGACCTCGATGCCGTCCTCGGTGATCTTCGCGCCCGGCGTGCCCCCGACAGCGGCGACGGCGTCGTCGGCAAGCTTGAGGCGCTTGACCCCCGCCGCCGGACCGCCCTCGGTCCACTGGCCCTGCTCGTCTCGAGGGTGCTCGCTCTCATCGAACGCCTTCTCGACGCCGAGCCCATAGCGCGGCGCCTCGCGGTCGTCGAGCAGCCAGCCGCCGTCAGCCGTCTGCGGCGCCATCAGTAGCGGTCCTCCTCGCTGTACACCAGGTGCTCCGGGTGAGCGGCGACGAGGCGCCGCCACACCTCATCATGGTGCTTCGCGGAGGCTTCGTCAACGGTCATCGTCGCCGCCTTGATTCTCGCGGTGAAATCGTCGAACACCTGCTTGTCGAAGTCCGTGTACCACCCTATGAGCGTGTCCACGTCGTACCCCCGGATGCTAGGGTTCGCCGGGTCCGGCAACCCTCGGGTGTACGGCGGCCAACCGGCCGGGCCCGGGCGCATGGAGAACACCGACGTCGAGGTGGATGCGCGTATCTCACTGAGAAGCATATTCCTCGCCAGGCGCACATCGTCCAAGCTCAGGCTCCGCCCCGCCGGGTGGTTATGCGTGAACACGGCGCCGGGGCTGCTGCGTATCCGGGAGACTTCCCCCTCGGTGAATCTAACATAGTTCGGAGCACCCGACGTCTTGTCCCGCAACAGGACGTTCCCGTCCTTGTCGGCTATGAACGCGTACTCGGCGCTGGCGCTCTCGTACTTCCGCTCCGCGGCCTCCATGACCTTCCTGACGGGCGACGACATGCGCCCGCCCCCGCCGGCGCCCGTCCACCTCCCGGACTCGTCCCTGGGATGCTCCGCCTCGTCGTAGTCCTTGCGCACGCCGACGTCCTCGAGGAAGTGTCCCCAGCCCTCGCCGGTTACGGCGCCGCGCCCGGTGGCTTCCCTCGATATGTCGTACACGAACCGCTCCGGGCGGTGCTTCCTGATGACGTCCTGGAGGGCGGAGACCTGCGCCGCCGTCGGCGCGCCCACCACCTCCACGTCCACCTCGTCACCCGTCATGCCGAACCGTATGAAGCCGGTCGCCGCCAGCATGCGCTCGGTGAGCCAGCTGTCGGTCTTGCTCTCGCCGAGGAGACCCAGGATGTGCTCCGCCGACTCGTAGTGATCCACGAACTTCCCGTACAGGCGCCCGTCCGGGGTGATCCACGCCGCGTTGTGGGCGTCTACCATCTTCACCTCGCCCGCGTCCACGCTGTCGAGGTACTCAGTGGCCGTCTTCGCCGCCGCGGCGTGCCGCGATACCGAAGCTCCCCCGCCGCTCTCCGTCCACCTACCCGACTCGTCCCTGGGGTGCTCGCCCTCCTCGTACTTCTCAGCCCACTGCCCGCCCTCGGGCGACCCCGCCGGCACGCGGGGCTGCGCGCCTGGCCCGCGCGGGGGCGTCGTCCAGGGCGTGGGGCGGTCCACGACTATGCCGGTGCGGCTCGGGCGCCGGACATGCTCGAGCGCCTTCGCGGGGGTGAACCGACCGGAGCTCACGATGTGCCCCGTCTTCGGGTCCTCGGTGTCTACGAAGTACGCCGAGACGCCCTGGTGACCCTCGACGTACCTCTCGGCGCTCGCCCTGCCGATCTCGTTCCCCTCCATGAAGTGTAAGGCGACCACGGGGCGCCGGCTCCAGTCGGACTCGGGGGACGAGCTGTACCGGACGAGCCCGGCGGCGAGGGCGCTGTGCACCTCGTCCGGACCCTCGTACCCCATGCGCTGGGCGGCCGTCTGGTGGTCGCCCTCGGTGTTCGGGTTCACCCGCCGGATGCGCCCGTCGGGCAGGATGAACCCCGTCTCCGCATTCCCCTTGACCGCGGGCTCGCGCTCCAGGCGCGCCACGTCGCCCGTCAGCCCGTGCGAGTACGCGCTGCGCGCGGCGACGCACGTCGCCCCCGAGACGACCAGCCCGACCCCCTCGCTAGGGCGCCACGCCAGACACGACTCGACGGCCGCCTCGAGGTCCTGGTCCGCCCCGCAGAGCACCTGCTTGGGCACGACCGCGGACCCGCCCGCCTCCGGCACCAGGGCGCGCAGCAGCTCCCAGCGCTCGACGGCGGGCCGGTCGGTCAGGTCGCCGTCCATGACCAGCAGGTCGTCAGGGAAGAAGACGGGGGACGCCAAGGCGCGACCCGACAGCACGCCGCCCAACTCGTCCGGCCGGAGCCAGCGCCCCGACAGGCTCCGGGCGACGATCCGCCCGCTCATGACGTAGTCGTGCGCGATCCGCCCCATGGCGGCGACCAGGTCCTCCAGGTGCGCCTCGTCGCCCTCCTCCATCCCCTCGACGCCCACACTCACGCCAGCGCCCTTCTTCACGACCACGGCGGCGGGGCCCAGCACGTCGGCGCGCACCAGCACGTCGCCCCTCCCCCGCGCCCACTCCTCGAGCGCCTCGACGGAGTAGAAGGTGCCGGAGTCCGACCTCTGGAGCTCGCTGAACGTCTCCGGAGGGAGCGCCCTCTGGGCGCCGCCCTCGTCCTCGGCGCCGGCCAGCCGCAGGGCGACCTCGCGCCCACCGGAGACCACGCTGAGGTACCTGAAGGTCACGGGTACGTCGGGGGGCGCCGCGTCCTCCCCCGCGCCGGGCTCTACGTACGCCAGCGTGACGTGGGGCGTCCACCCGTGGTCCCCCGCGGGCTCGAGGCCAGCGCCCCGCGCCTCCTGGAGTACCTCGTGGCGCAGCTCGGCCAGGTCCGGCGCGTCCAGGCCCGCCCAGAGCACGTCCTCCTCGTCGTTCGTGAACCGCCCGTACCCGGTCACGCGCCCGCTGACGGGTGGCGTCCGCGCGGCGAGGGCCGACAGGCCGTCGTGCAGTCGCCCGAGGGCGTTCGGGTCGAGCTCGTCGGAGTCGCCCAGGTAGACGAGGGTGACGTGGAGGTCCTCGGCCGCCTCAGCCCCCGAAGTGCCCAGGGCGAGGCGCCCAGCGGCTGCAGGGGGCAGCCTGAGCGCCACCATGACGCCGTCGTGGGTCACCGCCTTGCTGACCTCACCCTGACCGAGCGCCTCTGCGCCGATGTGGGGGATGAGCCGCCGACTGCCGACCTCGAGATACACGTCTCGAGCCGCGTAGCCCTTCCCCCTGTCATCGATCCAGAACTTGTCAGATCCGACGAGCGTGTGGGTGTACGTCCGCTTGCCCGCCTTGATCTCGTACCCCGCGGGCAAGGCATCTAAAGCGGCAGAGACTCGCGCCTCGTGCGACGCGGTCGACCGCCCCGCCTCATCCAGAGACGCGCCTATCCCTGCGGGGTCAACAACCCACTTCCCGTCCTCGTCCCTGGGGTGCTCCGACTCGTCGTACGCCTTGCTGACGCCCACCTGCCGAGCGATCCAGGCGTTCACCTCGTCGACCGTGGGGCGCGCAAATATCTCGCCGTCCGTCCCGCCGTCCTTTCGGTACACGTCCACGATGAGCGGCATGCCCGCGGCGCGCGCCTCCCCGATAAAAAGACGCGCCTGCGCCGGCGACAACGGACCGGAGACGCCCACCGCGATCTCGTTCGAGTAGACCACTCGCACGGCGCCGGAGCGGCGCATGATCTCCCCGACGACCCTGTTCTCCCCCTCCGGGTTCCACTTCTCCTCGGGACCCCACCCCGCCTCGTCTGGGATGAAGCGCGCGGCGAGGGCGCTGTGAGTGGGGTTGTCCATGGTGCGCCCGAGAATGGTCCCGTCGGGGAGCACGTAGCTCGCGGCCGGCCCGAGCTCGTCCACGTGCGGCAGGCCCGCCTTCATCGCGGCGGCGACGTCTGCGCGAGAACCACCTCCTCCACCGGAGATCCACCTCCCCGACTCGTCCCTGGGGTGCTCCGACTCGTCGTACTTCTCGACCGCGCGGTGCGTCCTGAGGATCCTCAGGTCCTCGTCCGGGTACAGACTGACCCGGACCGTGATGTAGTCCTCCCCGCCGCCGGGGTGCTCGAAGCTGATGTACCGAAACCCCTCGGAGCGCGCGGTCGCCGCCAGGGTCCCGACGACCTCGTCGACGTCCTCGTCGCCCATCACCGCGTCCTCGACCCGCGCGTTGACGTCCTTCGAGCGGCCGGGCGCGGCGCGGACCTCGAGGACGCGGGGCTCCCCGCCCGGCTTCGAGAGGACGGGGCTCGTGGCGTAGATCCCCGCCTCGGCGCCGGAGGGCGCGAGGTACGCGACGCCGGGGCGGAAGCGCCTGAAGCCTGGCGCCGACGTCCCGTGAAACAGCGTCCCACCCCCGCCCTCGGTCCAGCGCCCGCGGTCGTCTCGAGGCTGGTCCGGCGCGTACTTCTCGTAGACGACCCTGTCCCGGGAAGCCAGGGCGACGGGCGCGCGCGGGGGCATGCGCGGCTTCAGGCGGACGGCGAACGATGTCACGGCCCGACCCCCACCTCGACGAGGATGTCCTCCGGCAGCGTCATGGCCTCGACCCGCGCCCACGCCTGGAACTCGGGCGACGTCGCCATCCGACGGAAGGCGGCGCGCTTGTTGTGGATCTGGTCGCGCGTGTCTCGCGCCTCGCCCACGGCGCCGGAGGGCTCGTGGACCACGCGCACGCCCGAGCTGACCTTGTTCTGGTTCTGCCCGCCGGACCCGCCGGCGCGGAACGTGTCCACGCGGCAGTCCTTGAGCGTGACGCTCAGGACCCTCCGGTACCCCTTCCTCACAGTCCCCCTCACTGCGCGCCCGCGAGGCGGAGCAGGCTGAGCAGGTTAAGCGCGCCCATGACGAGGTTGACGAGGGTGGCGACCGTGATGCCGATCAGCCAGCGCGCGGACGCGCCGGTCTGCTCCCGCTGCGCGTCCCGCCCGCCGATCTGGCTCCGCGACTCGCGCAGGTCGTAGACCGCCTTCCTCACGTCCTCGACCTTCTCGATGACGGCGTTGATACGGCTCTCGGCCTCGGCGCGAGGGAGCATGTCCTTGTACTGCGCGTCCATCTTCCGGGCGAGGTCGTTGTGGCTGAGGTTGTACGCGGACTGCGCCTGTTCGGCCTTGACGATGGCGTCCTTGCTCGCGGCGAAGGCGCTCGTCGTCTGCTTGTCCAGCGCGGCGAGGGCGGCGTTGACCGCGGTCCCCTGCGCCGCGAACCGCTCCTCGTACCGCCTGTCCCGCTCATCGTACAGCCTGACGAGCCCGTCGATCTGCGCGACCAGCTCGCGCAAGTTCGGCTCGTGCGTGCGGCCGTTCCCGTCGCTCGGCATGAGGCTTGTTCTCCCCCGTCGGTCGGATGATTGACATCCCATTATACCGCGAGAAGTGGGGGGCGGAGGGTGTCCGGGTTAGATGAACCGCTCCCTGGTGCTCTGAGTCGAGCACCTGCAGCACTGGACGAGGTACCTCGCGTATCGGTAGCGCTCCTGGGTGCAGAACCACCCCCGCACGTACACGGGAGTGCGCCTGAGCTCGACGCAGAAGTGGTGCAGGCCGAGGCGGCAGAGCAGAGGCTTACACGTCCGGGTCAGCATGCGATCGACCTCCAGTGAAAGTGGAGGGGCGGGGCGGAGTCGAACCGCCGTTGCCGGGGTCACAGCCCGGTGTCCTGTCCCATTGGACGACCGTCCCGATTGGGCGGCGACCCCAGCCCACAACCATCGCCGCGGAGGGACAGCTCCCGGGTCGCGTTCGGCCGCCGGACCAGGAGCGCTTACTCCCCGCTCGCCGGCCGGGTCCGCGCCCGGGTTCCCTCATCCACACTATCCAACACGACTTCGAGTGGCGCGGCGCGGAGGACTCGAACCTCCAACCGGCGGTTTACGAAACCGCTGCTCTTCCAGTTGAGCTAGCGCCGCGTGTGTGGGGGCAGTCATGTTGCCCCAGGTGGCAAATCAGTACCGCTCTGGTACGGCGTGGCCCGGCCCCGTGTTCGCAGGTAGCGTGGGAGCCCCCAGCGGTCGTACCACTCCTGAATCACGCGGGCGCGCTCCGCGGTCGGACGCGCCGGACAGTAGTAGACGCCCCGCCGTTGTCCGTGGCGCAGCGTGATGTCCTTGTCGCCGCTCACCTTGCGGTACGCGAGTATCCGGCGCATCCGTGAATTGCACCCAGCGCCGAACTTCGACGATGGCACCTCAGCCCCGCGGGCGCGCATGAATCCCAGCATCGTGTGGTAAGTCTCGTCAGAAATATGCGCGTGCCCGAACCCCACCGTTTCCCCGAGGTACCTGTAGACTCGATTGTACTGCGTCCCAGACCCGCCCCCGCCCGCGTGGCCCCACAGCGACGTGGTGGTGATCCCGAACAGTTCAACATGCCGGGGTTCTGAAGCCCACGCGTGAGCGTACCACTCGTCCTTGAGCGTAGCGGCCAACACAGCGCAGAGTTTTCCGAGGTTCCAGTACCAACTAATCGGCTGCGCCCCGACGCAGATTGACATCTCGGCGTAGTGTTTCAGGACCTCAGTGCGCTTTCGTCCCTGCTCGTCCACCTGGCCTTTCCCTGGGAGCGGAAGCATCCCGGGGTAGCGCCGCTTGGCGAACGCCTCGTCCCTCGCGGTCATCTGAATGACCGGGCACGTAAGGAACACGATCCCCAGGAGCGCGCTGTCGTGCGTGACCTTGAAGGCGAGGCGCCGACCGTAGGGGCGCCAGACCGCCCTGGACATCAATGGCTGCAACCTCGCCACCTCCGGTGTTGGAGTTGGCTCGATGCGGATCCGCGCCGGGTCGATCTCGAACAGCGGTGTCGAGACTGGAGCAGGGGGGAAGGGTTTCACTTCCAGCTCGCCCGTGGAGCGGACGCGTGTTTGCATTGACACCACCCCTGCAAAGCGATGCGAGCCCGACCCCTACTTCTTCCCGTCTTCCCGGTAGTACGGCTTGTCCGCCTCGACGCGGCGGATCAACTTCTGCCTGACAGACTCCCCGCCGTCCTTCCCGAGCAGGATGCGCTTGTTGAGCAGATGAGTCAAGACGTAGTGCTGATTGTGCTTGATTTTCCAGTTCATGATGGCCTTGACCCACGTGTCGTACGGAACTCGCCCGGTGAACGCGGCGGCCCGCTTGCAGAGGGCGAGCCCGTCGGGGCCGATGTGGTGGTCGAGGATCAGCTCCTTGAGCCTGGGGATGCCGAACAGCCGCTTGTGCTCCGCGAAGGACTTGCTGATCTTCCCCCAGACCGGGCCCGACCCCTTGAGTTCCTCCTCGAACTTCTCGGGTCCCGTGTGGGCCCTCTTGTTGATGTTCACGTCCGCGACGAGGCGCTTCTTCTCCGCCTCGCTCAGCCCGTAGTAGGCCCAGGCCAGCATCTCAGGGATCCCGAGCAACCTCGCCGCGGTGTAGCGCCGGTTGCCCTCCAGCACCATCCCGTCTTCGCCGCAGACGTGAATGGCATCGATCACGCCGTACTTCTTGATGCTGTCCTGGAGAGCCGCCAGCTTCGACTCGTCCGTCCTTCCGGCGGCGTTGTAGCTGAGCAACTTCAACTCGCCGGTCTTGACCCACTCCTGCCGCCGTTCCCCGCGCTCACCGAAAGGCTGCCGCTCCCCGTTCATTTGTCGCCTCCTGGTATGAGTGAACTGCTGTCCTTACTCTGTATATCCCGACCGCATGTACCTCTCACGCCCTGACGAGCTTGTACCCGGTCGCGTTCGGCCTGAACCTGTCCAGGCGGATGCGGCGCCGGGGACTCTTCGGCATCCCGTCCGCCCACCCGCGACACACCGCGTACTCACCCTCGACCCGCTCGACAACGACCCGGCGCCCCCACTCGCGCTTGTCGCACGACTCCCAGACCTGCATCGGGCGCACCGCCTCCACTGCTAGACCCTCCGCTCCAGCGGCCGGCAGAACCGGCCGCCGTGCAAGAAGTCGTCGTACTCCAGCACGGGCGCCCGGAACGCCTCGCCCATCATCCTGTACGCCTCCGCGGCCTCCTCGGGAGTCTCGCCGACCACGCCGACCGCGCTCTCCGTCACCATGACCGGCGCCCCGTCGTCGGCGTAGTGCACCTCGTGTACGGCGTACACGCCCTCCCCCGCGCCGGGGGCTGTCTTGCAGTCCTTCCGGTACACCAGCCGGTAGTTCCAGGTCACGGCTCCCGTACCTCCCATGTACTACTCGCCCACTAGGGTAGTCCGCGACCCGCGTACAACCCCGGGTCCCGGCTGTTAAATTCTTTAACTACCCCTCGTCTTCCGCCACCCTCGCCCGACGCCTCAGCTCCCGCGCCGCTGGGGTCATGCCAGACCCCCGAGGCGCTCCTGGGGTCGTGCGGATACGCCGGATCGTCTCCAGAGCGTCGGCCTCGTTGTCCACGGTCTTGCAGACCGCCACGGGGGTTACGTCGACCGCCCGGCGCCACTTGCCCGGATAGGCCCGCTCGAGCTCGGCGAGCAGGACATCGTACGTCCTCGCGGTGATCGGCTCGCTCTTCGTCCGCGGCGAGTACCTTATGACGCGCAACGGGCTGCCCTTCATCGCTCCCCCCTGAGGATCCTGTCGAACGCCTCGCAGTTGCCCGCGGCGTCGTGCACCGGGTCGTGGTCGTGCTCGGTCACGCGCAGGCGCTTCCACCGCTGCGTGTTGCGGAAGTCGCCCGTCAGGCCGGCGTAGAAGTCGCCGATGCGCCTGGCGGAGTGCCCGAGGACGTTGCTCCCGGTCGACCCCCAGAGCCCCGCGTTGACCCACTGCCAGTCGAAGGCGGGGTTGTCCGTCACCATGGACACCGCGCCCCCAGCCCCGCGCACCTCGCGGAGCCAGACGTCGAACGACGACCAGACCGTGACCGGGTCGTTCAGCAGGACCTTCCCGTCGCGGCTGTACACGACGCCCCTGAACGTCCTCCCGACCGGGCCGCGCGGGAAGTCCTCCCCGCCGAAGTCGCCCGCGCGCCTCGGGTCGTCGATCGGTATGTACTCGACCGCCCCGAACTCGGTGCAGACGCCCCACCCGGGGCACGGCCCCGACGCCTCGCAGTCCACGAAGACGAGCGTCACCGGCCGCGGCGGGGGCGGCCACGGGCGATGCCGCGAGGCCCCGTCCAGCGCCGACTCGGGGTTGATCCTGAGCCCGCTCACTTCGACTCCCCCCTCTTGGCGCCCCTGACGCCGTGATCTCTCAGTGCCCCGACCAGAAGCGAGGCGCAGGTGGGGCAGAGTCGGAGCTCGGTGGGGCAGAGTCGGAGCTCGCCGTAGCTGGCGCGAATTATGAAGACCCTCCCCCGGCCTGCGAAGCACCCGTTGCAGCCCCCGTTGGACTCCGCCTGCCCGTTCCTGACCTCGACGTCCCCCGCCACCGCAGTCCCTCCTTCAAATTGAGGGGCGGCCGGGAACGCCGACCGCCCCTCCCACTGAAGCCATTAAGGCGTTTGAGTACCCGTCTCGAAGTACGGAGCCGTGAACGCCGGAGCGCGTCGGTCATACGCGGGCATGGTAGCCCCGAACGTGTACCCCAGGGCGCGCATGCAGCGTATGAAGTCGGCGCTGTGCCCGACCGGGCCGGGCGTCGACCACCCGAACGACCCGTCGGAGTTCACCACGTTGACGTCTATGATCGTGAACGCTATGCTCCCCAGGCACCCCGACGCCGCGTCTGCCGTGGCTGCCTGAGCCGCCGTGAGGAAGCCCACCTTCTTGCCGGGAGTCTGCTTCACGGACCCGGAACCCGGGGACCGAGACCCCGAGCCCGCGCTCGGTCCACCGTCGCCGCCGCCGGACGCGTCGCCCCCGGAGATGCCTCCCGAGGCGCTGCCGGAACCGGCAGGGCTGACACCGCCGGGACCTGCCGCGCCGGAGTTGCCGCCCCCACCGGAGTTGCCGCCCCCACCGGAGTTGCCGCCCCCACCGGAGTTGCCACCCCCGCCAGTCGACCCACCACCACCCGTCGACCCACCGCCACCCGTCGACCCACCGCCACCCGTCGACCCACCACCCCCGGAGTTGCCACCTCCACCAGTCGACCCGCCGCCCCCGGAGTTGCCACCTCCACCAGTCGACCCTCCCCCGCCAGTACCACCCCCCGGGTTGCCGCCGCCACCCCCGACGCCTCCCGAGTGGGACGTCCCGTTGCTGGACCCCGTCCCGCCCGAATTGCCCCCGCCCGAGTTGCCGCCGGCCCCGCTGTTGCCCGGGGCGCCGCTCGGCTTGCCGGCGTAGGCCACGTCGCCGATGACCGGGAACACGGCGAAGGCCGCCGCCGCGACCGCCAAGAACAAGAACCTCGTGAAGCTTCTCACCCACCTCGATCTCGTCATCTGTACGTCGCCTCCCGTAAGTTGTTTAACTACGAAGACCCGAAAACTTCCCGCACACCATCATATCCCGCCTTCGCCACCCTCAGCATGGGAAGTACGGGAGGGAAAGCCGAGCGTCATAGCGACCCGCTCGAGGACCGCCGCGTCCTCGGGCCCCGCGCGCTCCGTCCCGACATCCACCGGGCGCCACAGGCAGACCCGTACGCGCCAGGAGCCGGGCTCCTTGACGCTGCGGAACGCGTTCCCCTCCAGGATCAGGTCGGCCGCCTGGTCCTCCGTGAAGGTCACCGCGTGTCTGGCTCCGGCGAGCGCATGAAATGGGCGACGGCGAGGTCGGACAACATGTCTCGGGCGAAGCTGGACATCAGCTCCGCGAGGTCGGCGGGGTCCAGGCTGTCCATCTCCAGGTTGGTGACAAAGTGACCGACGGAGTGACACCCCGCCGCGCAGCGCCCGCCGACCCAGTAGACCCGCTCGTTGAGGTACGGCATGCCGTACCAGACCCAGCAACCCCACAGCTGAAGCGCGTCGCCCGGGTACCCCGCGCCGACACGGTCCCGGAGAGAGTAACGCCAAGGCTTGACATACCTCACGTCCCCCATCATCACCATGGCCTCGCCCTCCTGGACCTCAGAGCCGCCAGCTCCGCGGCGCACGACTTGTAGTCCGCCCGCTCCACCTGCGCCTGCCGGACGATCTCCAGCTTCTCGCCCATGAGGGAGCCGTTCACCCACAGGAGCGACGCCACCACGGGCACGGTCGCCGCGAGGAGGAAGAGCCAGGAGGCGGACACCCTACGGCTCCAGGAGCATCAGCCAGACCGACAGCGACGCGGCAAGGTAGCCGACCACCAGCCCGACCAGGAACCCGCGGCGCCACCCGGCCCGCGCCGCCCTGTACACGGGAGCCCATATCTCCAGGTTGAAGTCGCCCCCGTGCTCGGCGTAGTACGAGCGCACCTCCGCCGTCACCAGCCGCCCGAGCCACCCGCGCACAGACTGAGTCGGCCGGGCCACTCTGGGACCGGACCGCCACCCGCCATCCGGGTTCGTCATCATCTCCTCGCCCTCCTCGTCGCACACGGAGCACACCGCGTCGAAGTCGTCCGGCGCCAGCTGGACCCCGCACAGGTGGCAGGAGTTGTTCTCAAAGCCCATCCCAGCCCGCCCCCCACAGTCGAGCCGCCACGGGAACCAGCCGGAAGACGCCCCACCAGAACAGGACCAGACCGGCGCCCACGAGCAGGAGCTCCCAGTTCACGTACCACTTCCTCTTCATGACCGTCACCTCCGTGCCCTTCCTATCCGGAGGAGCGGTACTCCGCGGGTCGCGCGTACGAGAATATGCTGTACTTCACCGGGTGCCAGACGCGCCCGGCGAGCACCCACGGGCTGACACCGCGGGACCACTCGTCGAGGCAGATCGCGTGATGCACCCGGCACGTGTCCAGGACCAGCATGCTCACCAGGTGAGCGCCCAGGGTCCCGAACGCCGCCCGGACCGTCAGGTCGAGGACCTGGCGCCTCCACCCGAGCCCCTGCTGGTAGGGCCACACTCCGAGCGCGAGCTCGTAGTACCCCGGCTCCTTCGGGTACTCCGACAGACTCGACCACGCCACGCCACCGACGGAGTCGACGAACTCGTAGAATGTCTCCCCCCACCGGGCCTCCCGCGGCGGGGACATCCAGCCGTAGCAGGCGAGCGTCTGCTCCTTGCCAAGAGCGGCGCAGAAGTTCGCCAGGATCGCGCCGGCGCGGTCGGTGGCTCCCAGGAGCGTCAGGGTGCGGTCCGAGTTACTCATCATCGTCGCCCTCATGGTCGTCCTGCGCTGGGGTCGGCTTCTTGGCGTACGGGTTCTCCTGCGCGTCGTCGAGGTGCCATCCCCCGTCCGGTGTCTCAGGCATTTCTCGTCGCCTCCTTGCTGTACACGAGGTGCTCGGGGTGGGCCGCGGCTATTCGCCTCCACACCTCGTCGAAGTGCATGCGGTACGCCTCGCTGATGCCGAGTCCCTCCGCGACTTTCGTGTTGATCTCGAGCACGACCGCCGCGTCCACCTCCAAGTGCCACATGAAGACGTCGTCGGTGTAGGGCCAGCCGCGCGGGCCGGGCCGCATGGAGAACACGGCGTCGCGGGTCGACGCCCGGATCTCCGACAGCCCCGCCTGGCGCGCGAACGCGATGTCGTCCTTGCTGAAGCTGTCGCCGCCCGGATGGTTGTGCGTCAGCACCGCGCCTCTGTTGTCCCGGAACGTCCACATGTCCGCGGGGGTGAAGTCGATGCTGCTGGCGGCCCCGTCAGACCTGTCGAACAACACGGCGCCGGAACGCGAGACGACCCGGGCATGCTCGACCGAGGCATGGGCGTGGGCGCGCTCCGCTTCTCGGACGCGCTGCCGGACGACATCAGCCCTGCCGGGGATGGGGTCGCCCGGAGCGCTCGGAGAGGCTTCAGCGGCGCCGGAGTCGGTCCACCGACCCCGCTCGTCCCTGGGGTGCTCGCCCTCCTCGTACTTCTCGACGGGCGCCGCGCGCCGGAGCTGGCGGACGTGCTTCATGACAGTCTTCCGCGCCCGCACCCAGTCGTCCCCCTCGGAGAACACGCCCCGCGCGAACGCCAGAGCCGTGACCACGTCGGAGTTCTCGACCCCGAGGACGGTCTTGGCGAACTCCGCCGGGGTAGGCAGAGCCGCGGGCACCTCGGCCGCCTTCGCCTTGGCCTCCTCGTCGACCACGTGGTACATCACGAAGCAGTGGCAGTTGATGATGTTCTCCGGCCCCGCCCCGAGCGTCTCGTCGCCCGGGTACATCATCTTCTCGCCGCCGACGTCGAACGGCTCGTCCAGCGGCACGCGCTGACCGTCCGCCTCCTCGTGCGCCTCCCGGGTCCGCACGAAGATGGCGCCCCACTCCTTCTCCATCGGGACGCCCCGCTCCGCCGTGTCCTCAGCGATGAAGTTCTGCGACCAGTTCGCCGCGTGCCCGACCTCGGTCACGGCTATGGTCATGCTCCGGTGCGGGATGATGTCCTCGAGGTAGAACTTGTCGATGCGCCTGGCGATCTGGCGGAGCGTCTCGCCGGCCGCCCGGCCCGCGGCGATCTCGGCGGCGATCCGCTTGCGGGTCGTCTCGTTGATCCCGACGATGCGCTTGCCCGCGTTCTCCCGGAGCCACGCGTCGATCGGCGCGCCGTAGTCGTAGGCCGGCTCGTCGGCCTTCGCTACTCCAGCGTGCCGTTCAGCTCGAGGCATTGCCGGATGGACAGATTCTCCTCCTGTACGGTGAGGGGCTTTCCCCCGCCCAGCCGCACCATCTGGGCGAGGAAGCGCTCCTCCGCGGGAGTCCTCCTTGGCCTTCCCGTAGTCGTCGTAGTACCGGGTGCTGGCGACCCACGGTAGCCACCCGTCCTTGTCTCCGATCGCCCGGTCTTCCGCTCGTCGCTCATCATCGTCTGGCCATCCTTTCCACGCCATGAACACGACGTCCGGCTGGTCGTCCTTCCTGTAGTCCCAGTCATCCGGCGCCTGGTCCGCGTCGAACTTCATGCGCCCGGTCTCGACGAACCCCGCCTGCGTGTACAAGCGCGGAAGGTACCCGTCGAAGCAGTCGAGCGTGCGCCCGCCCTTGCGGACGGAGTCGAACACCGCTATTGTACCGGCGCCCTGCGGCCCGTCGTTGTTGAAGAGGTTCTGCGCGTCCCCCTTCGGGTCAATAGCGAACCCAACCGTACTATCCGGGTTCGTGTATAGTCGGTGGTCCTTCAAGTCCGCCGGCTCGAGGTGCGACAGGAACCCGGGGCGGGTCGTCTTGCTCCGCGCCGCGATGAAGTCCCGCGCCTGGACGCGCGCCCACGAGCCGCGACTACCGCCCCCCTCGTCCACCCAGCGCCCGTCCTCGTCGCGCTCCTGGTCCTCCCTGTACTTCGCAACGCGGTCCCGCGCGTGCCCGGCCACCCACTTCGCCCACTCGTCCGCGGCGCCACCCCAAACGGACCAGTACGCCTCTATCAGGTCGTCCCGGAGGGCGTCGAGCGCCGGGAGCGACGTGACGACTAGGGCGCCGTCCCCGTCCACCTCGGTCTCGAAGTCCCCCCTGGCAACGGCGGGGACGATGTGCTCCCGCTCCTCGCGGAAGTACGCCCGCATCTCGTCCGCGGCTCGGTGCTCCAGGACCGTCCTGCGCCGCTCCGCGGCGGCCTTGGCGGAGCCGTGCTGGTCGGCGCTCTTCTCCACGCCCCCGTGAAGGAACGGTCCCGCGGGGTCGCACTCGCACAGGTACTCCATGGTCGCCCAGAGCTTCCTGTGCTCAGCCGACTGTCGAAAGTGCTCGGGGATCATGACATGTACGGGTCCACGTCCTCTTGTGGGGGAGGGGCTCCAACCAGTATACCAGCCGGGGCGCGAGCGCCCCCCACCTGCCCGACCCACGACCAGTCACCGTGCCCGCAGTTCGGTCCCGGCGAGGACTGCCCGGGGGACTTCGTCTTGGAACCGCACACGTTGCACCGCGCCGTCTTGTAGGGGTTCAGAGTCCTGTCGACTTCCGAGACGGGCGTCGGCGCGTCCTCCGGCGAGACCGGCGACTCGACCCCCGCCCGCGCCGAAGCGATAAGAACGTACCCGGCGTCGCGCTCGATCCCGACCGCCGCCATACCCTCCTCGCGGGCGGCGACCAGCGTAGTACCTGAGCCGACGAACGGATCGAGGACGACGCCTCCCGGCGGCGCGACGAGGCGTATCAGCCACCGCATGACGGCGACGGGCTTCACGGTCGGGTGCGTGTTGTGCATCCCCTCGGGCTTCCGCGACTGATAGGCGCCCGCAAGCGGGTGCGCAGTGCCGCCCCCTCCGCTGAGCTCCTCGCTGGTGTGGGTCGGGAGAGCGTCCAGCCCCCGCTCCCGCTCCGCGCGGCTCGCCTTCGCGCAGTAGAAGAAGCGCGAGGCTCCGCCGGCGTCGCCATACTCCACGTTCGGAGTACCCTCGGCGCGGTTCTCCTTCCCGAACGCGGCGCTCCTGTTGCCGTCCCGTGTCGCGGACGCCCTGCGCTTGACCGCGCCCGTCCCGCTCTGCAGACGCCCGCTCTGCTTGTCCAGCAGCCGCACGGGACAGCCCTCGACGCACGCCCAGACCTCGCGCTCCTCCTCGACCTCGGCTGTCTCCATGGGCGCGGTGCCCCACCCCTCGGAGTGCTTAGCCGCGTCCGCCACCGGGCGCACGTTCTTGACGTGCCTGTCGGGTGCGGTGCCGACCACCTCGCAGTCGGCCGTGTGGCTCAGGACGACGTTGGCGGGCCAGCGTCCCTTCGCGTCCCCGCCGCGCGGGCCCGGCTTGGCTGCGAACGTCACGCTCCCGCGCTCAGTGTACCGCGTCTCGGCCGTCGCCTCACCGTCACGGCTGTCACCAGTCCCGGTGCCGATCCGGCACCCGTCCACGTTCAACGCGCCCGTCCCCCAGCGCAGTACGTTGGCGGCGACGGTGTTCTCGGACAGCGGCTTGCGGGCGAGGACGATGGGCTCGTAAGAAGGCTTCAGGGCGGTGCCCCAGCCTGCCCACTCGCGGGCGGCGGCCGTGGCGGGGGCGGTCAGCTGGCGCTGTTGAAAATTCGCGTTCAGTCCGTGATTGTAGACGGACCCGTCCGGAGCGCTCTCGTACTTCGCACCGGGCCTGCTTACCTCGCGCTCCGCACCGGCCTCCTTGTCGATCGCCTTGCCGATGTCCCGCGACTTCGGGAAGCCCTGACCGTAGAGCCACAGGAGCGAGTCGCGCAGCTCGAAGCCCGCGTCCTCGAGCGCGCACGCGAGCCGGTGGTACGTGCGCGTGCCGCCGAAGGAGACCAGGTGCCCGCCCGGCTTGAGGACGCGCAGGGCGGCGAGCGCCCACGTCCTGCACCACTCGCCGAACGCCTGCATCTCTAGCGGGGCGGCGTCGACGAACTCAATGACCCACTCGCCGGCGCCGCAGGCGTGGGGGTTCTTGAACGCGTCCCGCTTGCCGCACGACTTGCATCGCGCCGTGGTCCTTCGCTTCCCGTAGGTGGGGAGCTGGCTCGGAGCGTTGTCGCCTATGACAAACTTGTCGATGCCCGCGAAGCTACTCCCCGCGTGGTCGGATCCGGACCTCAGCGTGGGCTGATTCGGCGAGAACCTGTCCCACTCCTTGCCCATGAACTCGAGCCCGTAGGGCGGGTCGCACACGACCGCGTCGACGCTATCCGGCGCCATCGCGCCCATGACCTCGACGCAGTCACCGTGCAGGAGGGTCAGCTCGGGGTCCGCCATCACCTCTTCCTATCCGGCGGCCACTCGGAACACCGGCAGAAGTACGGCTTGATCTGCTTGCACCGCGGACATAGCGTGAACACAGCCAAGATGTCCCCCCACGGCAAGATGACCCTTATCACCGCCAGTGCTCCGCCACCCACGGACTCTTCGCCTGCACGCTCGCGTCCCCCGGGTTACTGTTGCCGTAGAACAGGACCATGCGCGCTCCGGGCGGCAGAGCGCCGTCCTTCTTCACGTCCCGCCAGTACGCCACCATCCCCTCGGCCTCCGTCCACGCCGCGGGGCGTCGCGGGTCGCCTACGGGGAGCCGGCTGACGAAGTCGTTGATGACCGCCATGTCCGAGCACGACCAGCCGCGGCGCTTAGCCTCCAGCCACGTCTCGCGCGGCGCGGCGTCAAAGCGCTCCCACATCTCGTGGAGCACCCCGGCGTCGAACAGGGCGGCGCTCGGGTTGTACACCGTGCGGCGCGCGGGGCGGTTCTGCACGCATAGGACGAGCGGCTCGGTGCGGGCAAACAGGGGAGTCACGTCGTCCACTATCACCGCGTCGAGGTCGAGCTGGAGGATCCGCGGCCCGAAGTCTAACGCCATCCCAGCGTCGAAGATTCGCAGGCGCCTGAAGCACGAGCGGTTGCCCGCCCGCATGTCGGCGTGTCGGAGGAAGTTCGGCGACATGGAGACGGTCTCGATGCCCGAATCGAAATCCGTGACCGGGTTGTCCGTGATGCAGTACAGTTTGTGAGGTGCACGGAGGTGTCTCTGGAGCATGGAGTGCAGTCGGTTCACGTACTCCGGTCCGAACGGAGACTCCGGCGCAGCCCACAGCCACGTCACGACGGCGAGGTCCCTCACTTCTTCACCTTGCCCCACTTTTCCCTTAGGAGCGCTATGTTCTCCCTCTGGTACCCGATCCAGCCGCCGTCCCCGTACACCGCCCGGAACGTCGTCCGGTGGTGGTGCCTGACCAGCACGTCCGTCCGCAGGGCGAGCTGCCAGCCGGCGCGGAGCACGCGCTCGCAGTAGTCATCGTCGTCCCCCAGACCGGCGCGGTACTCCTCCGACAGGTAGCCGCACCGGACGATGACATCGCGGCGGACCAGCGCGCAGAAGAACGACAACATGCGCTCCTTGATCGGCGCGACGTAGCCGGGCGCGTGCGGGACCATCCCCTGCCACTGCCCCAGCGCGGATGACCGCGGACCGACGATGCCGACCTCCGGGCGCTCCGACATCACGTCGGTCATAGCCTCGAGCCACCCGGGCGGGAGCTCCGTGTCATTGTTGAGGAGCAGCACGTAGGGCGCCGTGGTGACCGCGATGCCTGCGTTCGTCGCCTTCACGTACCCCAGGTTGGTCGGCAGGAGGAGGGTCAGCACCTCGACGCCCGGACGCATCGCTTCCCAAGCGTTCCTCGCTACAGCGAGCTCGATCAGGTCACTACCGTTGTCCACCCAGATCACCCGAACATAGCCGGGAGCCGTGTTAAGCCATATAGACTGAGCGCAGGCGCGCGTCATGTCGCTCTGATTGAACGTCGGGACCACGATATCCACGATCGGCGTCACAGCATCCTCCTCTCAGTCGGGGCGACGTGCGGCGCAGTCCGACAGGGACACCCGAGACCCGTCTGAGGGTCCCGCGCCCGGGGCGCGGACCGCAGCATGTCCCGGTCGGACGACGAGGCGCGAAAGTGGTAGAGGTACAGCCCCTCGATGAGGTAGAGGCGTCGGCCGGCGGCGCGGAGCGCGTAGTGGAACATGTGGTCCACGCACCAGAGCCCGTCGGCGAACCCGCCCGCGTCCTGCCAGGCCGCCTTGCTGACGAGCATCAGGAGCCCGCCCCAGCCACCCGTGTCCGTGACGTCCAGCAGCCCGCGGTTCGCGGCGCGCTGCTTGCCGATCCTGCGGTGGAACGCGACGTCGTCGCTGTCCTTCTCCTGCGGCGAAAGCTCCGGCGCCACCTGCCACCGGGCGCGCATGCGGTTCGCCACGGCGGTGAACGAGCCCCGCGGCTCCGCCACCATCGCCTCCCGGAGCTGCCGGTACCAGGACGACGTCGTGAACATCACGTCGTGGTCGAGGAGGCACGCCCACCCGCCGTCTGGGAGGTCGTCCATGACGCGGTTGTACGCGGCGCCGAGGTTCAGGTCCAGGGCGAACGGGATGGTCACGAGGAGGTTCACAACCGATTCCTCCAGCGGCGCGGCTTCCCGCATGCGATTTTGCGGTCCGTCTCGTCTGTGAGATCATCTCGCACCCGGCGCAGCTCCCGGTCTCGTCGGCCGGCCGGGGCGCCCCACGACCGCGGCGACACCAGATCTTCCAGCTCGACGGTACAACTGCGCCGGTTGATATAGACTCGGACTCGCGCCCTCGCGCAACACGGGCAGGATACCGTCTCCTCCCCGCTCGGCGTGCGGATCGACAGCGAACCCGGACCATGCCCCGCGTGTTTCGCCAGCCAGCTCTCGATGAGCCGCGCCCGCGTGTCAGAGAGCGCCGCGGCGACGCTCGTCACCGCCAATTCTCGCGTACCCATTCGTGTTTCCCCCCCTCCATCACGTCGATAGACCCGTGCCCGAACGAGACGAGCCGGACGCCGGGGCGCAGCTCCGACATCGGCGGGTCCTTCGGCCGGAACCCGTTGCGGTACGTGGTGAGCCCGTCCTCGTCCTTCAGGTCGGCGACCCGGACGCCGGACGTCCTGATGTAGTAGTTCAAGACGGGCTGGTCGGACGCCCCGCTCCACGGCGCGCCAGGCGTCGGCTTGTGGTAGACGGACGCCTGCGCGGCGAGCGCGTAGCCCCACGGGTCCGCCGAGAAGCGCTCCCACAGGCCACGGAGCGCGCCGGCGTCCATCAGGACGAGCGCGCCGCCGTAAATCTCGTGGCGCCAGCCGAGACGCCAGCACACGAGCGGCTCCGTCCGGTCGAACAGGTGCGTCACGTCACCCGTGACCACCATGTCGAGGTCGATGCTGAGGAAGCGCGGGCCGAACCAGTAGCGCGACCACTGCTCGTCGTACTGCCGGAGGCGCCGGATGCACCGCGGAGACCCGGAGAACTCGTGCGGAAGCGGGACGACGTCCACGCGCAGGTCGAGCCCGGCCGCGTCGTCAGTGACGCAGACAACGCGGTGCTCGACGTGGAGGTGGCGCTCCATCATGGAGCGCATGCGGTTCACGTACTCGGGCCCGAACAGGGAGGACCCGTCCGGGCGGTTCCACTTCCACGTCACGACGCTGAGCATCACCCCGCGCCCTTCGTTTGCGGAGCAGGCATCGCGTACAGCTTGATGTCGGACAGGTCTAGGTCCCGCGGTCCGAGGTTCTGGGCGTAGAAGAGGACCCCCGGCGCGTGCGTGTCGGACTCCAGCACGAGGATCTCGAAGTCCGCGAAGATGTTCGCCATGTCGTCCAGCGAGTACCGCCAGTAGTCGCCCGGGAACTCGTGGAGCTTGAAGCCGCGGCTGCGGGTCGTGATCAGCAGGTGCCCGCCAACGCGCACGCTGCGCTTGAGGTTCCGCGCCGCCGCGCGCCAGTCCCGGACGTGCTCCAGCACCTCCGTGCAGACCACCAGGTCGAACGGCTCCAGGAAGCAGAACGAGGCGCCCTCGACGTCGCGGAGCCCGTCCACGCCGGGCCCCGGCTGGACGTCGACGCCGACGTAGGACGCCGGAGCGAGCGACTCGATGTACGGGCGGAGCGACCCGTTGACGTTCCGCGAGCCCACCTCGAGGACGCGCAGCCCCTCGACGTGCTCCCGCTTCACCACCCGCGGTCCGAACGCCAGAACTGTGTCGTGGCACATCAGCGTCGCCCTCCTGGCGGGTGTCGCCGCCGGTGCGAGTCGAGGTGGATTATGGGAGACGGCCGCGGCGTGGGCGGCGTCGGGGAAGGCGGAGGAAGAGGGGGCGGCACGTCCGCGGGAGCCGACGCCGTATACTGCGGCAAGAAGTCAGTCGAGAGCCCGTACTTCCTCCGGACCGCCTGCCACGCGGCGACGTAAGCGTCGCGCCCCGGGGCGCTGATCCCGTCCTCCCGGTACGGCGTCGTGAACAGGATGCGCCCCACCCACTCCCCGCGCTCGTCGGCGTTAAGCGCCATCCCGAGCCACAGGTCCCAATCCTGAAGCCTCGCCAGGGTCTCGTCGAAGCCGGTGAACGCGTCCCGGTAGACCAGCGCCATGGTCGAGGCGACGTTGCGGTACTTCAAGGTCGCGAAGTCCCACGAGGCGTTCGCGTGCGGGGCACCGGAGGCGCGCGGGGCCGGGAACGTCGTGCGGTACCCGCCATACGCGTATGCGGTCCGGAACCTCGGTGGCGCCTCCGCGCGGATCGCCTCAGCGTCGCGGAGCATCGCCCGCTCGAGGGTCGAGACCATGGTGTCCAGAGCGGTCGGGTCCCAGTCGACGTCGGAGTCGCTGAACAAGATGAACTTCCCCCGCGCGCGCTCGGCCCCGCGGTTCCGCGCCCACGGCGCGCCCCGCTCTCCGGAGTCCACGACGACGTGTACCTCGAAGTCCTGGCACGACTGCGCCGCCAGGCTCCTGACGGTGAGCTCCACCGACTCGTGCCGGCGCGTGGGGACCACTACGGAGACGAGGGGACCGATCATGTCTTCTGCTACCGCGTAGGGGCAAGTTCTAACAGAAGATGGTCCACGGAGTAGTAGACGGGGACCCAGTAGGACTTCGCGAAAGCCACCTCCCTGTCCGCCCCGGCGGAGTAGCCGGGGAGGCGCAGCAGCGCGTCGCACACGCTGATGAAGCTGCGGTCCAGATCCAGCCACCCCTCGTACGCCTCGGTGCCGCAGAGGGCAAGTGGGTCGGCGAAGTGGCTGAGGTGCGGGATGAACGGCGCGTAGCCAGCGCGGAAGAGCTCGAGGCCCACGCTGACGGCTCGGCGCACGTTCGCCTCGACGTCCCCCACCGAGATCGGTCCCGCCACGTACACCCGCGTCCGCACCGCTCAGTGCCTCAGGAAGGTGACGTCGTTCCTCTTGCCCACGAAGCAGTAGCCGCACTCCTCGCAGTCCTTCTTGTCTCCGGTCTGCTCCGGACACACGAGAGTCGGAGTTCCGTCAGCTGTGCGGAGCCACCCGCGACGATCGCCGATAGAATCTTTAAATGCCCGCGGGTCGCCGTCGATCCAGGACCGACGCCACCCCGCGGGAGGCATCTCGGGGATCGAACCGTCCATGGAAGCGAAGACCTGGACGTTCGGGAGGGCTCGCAGGCGCTCCAGCTCCGGCAGCAGGGCCGGCACGCGCCAACTCCGCGTGTAGATCCACGCGGCGACGTCCGGGCGCTCCTCGAGCTGGG